CGCTTCTGTTTAAGCAAGATGATATCCATTCCATATTCAAAGTAACTAAAGAATTAAGTATTAATAGTCCAAAGTCTCAATATATAGAGGGTTACCTCTTCTGAGATTTTATCCGGACAGTAGTGAATTGTGAAATGTAATTTGTTGCTCTATGATTTGACCGCATATAAAGAATATGCTGTATAAATATTTTTTCTCATCATCCAAGTAGTCTGCTCCTATATACGCTTTAGGTATATTGTATTTGTTAGCATTCTCTATTATATACAATAATGCTTCTTCTTTTGATAATGTCTTTTCCATAATTTTATCTCCTATAATTTAGTTGTTTTTCTTTTGTTTAAGCCCTTGTCTTTTGTCAGTCGGTAGATTATACCAACGCACAAAGATAAGGGCACACACGCTATTATTTGCCGTATTTATCGTAATCTAATGATATTCTTTGTACTACATCAAATAAAGATGTATAATAAAGCGAACAATAAACGGGGGTTCTATTTATATATAAATTTACCTCAAATATCCACCCGTTTTCGTTCCAAACATTCCAAACACAACCTCCGTGCCTAACTTCAAGAAAGGTGTATTCGTAATGATCGCCATTGTTGTAGGTAACAGATTCTTTTAATACATTTGTAGTAATACCCATAGCACGGAGTATTAATGCTAATTTCTTTAAATTTTTCATAAGGCAATTTATTTAATTAGTTATTAGTGGTGCAAGCGGAGTCGAACCGCTACCAGATACCGACTATCTTTGCACCTGTCTAAAGGAGTTGCTTATGCAGCCAACACCTTAGTAGTTTTTGCTTTGCGTGCCTTTTGCTTTAATCTTCCATAATATAGAAGGTGCTTCATATCATCCTGAGAGTGTAGCACACATTTACGGTGCTTTTCGTTGGTGCTATATTCTGCTCCTAAAGCTCGTAATCTGCTGCTCGTTGTGGTAGTGTTATAACCACCGTCTGAATAATACTCCGTGCCGTTTACTTTTGCATAAATTATCGTATCATATAAGTAAACAAATACACCTTTGTTAGTGTTGTATACCTTTGTATTGTTTTCTCTATAGTTAACACGATTTATAACCGCATTAATCATTCTTTCTTCTATATTTCTCATTTTCTTTGCGTTTAAGGGGTTATTTATTCTTTTGTGTATTTATTCCAGTGCTTACCAATATATAAGCCTATAGCGTAACAGAGAGCGCCAAAAATCAAATATAATGTTACATCCATAACTTTAGATTTATTTTATTGTTTAGTCATTTTGTTGTATACTCGCTGCAAGCTATACCAATAGCACCGCAAAGTAGAGCGACCCAATGGAGATATATAGCGGTAATTATCTGCAATCATGCAGTCTTTAAGTGTGGTTAACTGACTATATGATGTTAGCGTGAAAAAGTCTGCGCTAAGATTAAAACCGCTAAATATTAGGTTTTCAATTCTTGCAACTTTCGTTGCTTTCAGGTATTTTGTTTTAGCTTTCATATTCTTTGTTATTAATAGGTTAAATAATAGCGTTTATTTGCCCTACATAAGGCGAAAAAGGCGAAGCAGTATATTTGTACCACTTCGCCTTTTTAACGTCTTGTAAGCGCTTATTTTAAGATATTATCTAATATCTGCTCCTCTGTTTGTTCGCTAAGTGTAGCGTAACTTACCCACTTTGCATTTTTATTAAACTTCTTGCACATGTTATCGAAGTTGTCGGAGTTATTTCCATAATTTACGGCTTCTGTTTGTGTATCTAACCACTTCCAAACATGGAAGCGAAAGAAGGCTGGGTGTGCGATAGGATAAGCGACCTTTGCAAGGTTTAGAGGCTTGCCACTATCCTTGACTTTAACAAATAGTGTTAAAGTATCGTGTGTTTTGTTTACTGCTTTAGCATGCGTGGCTACATTTAGGTTAATTCTATAACCTTTGCCTTCCAATGTTGCAATAACTCGCAAAAGTTTTGCTCCTGCTTTTGCCAAATCATCCGCTTTTATTTCCCAATTTGCACCAACGAAGTACACCAAATTTAAAACCTTCGTGCTTTTGTATGTTTGTGCCTTCACATTATACATGTTGTCTGGTCTTCCAGATAGGAAGCGTGGAACGTTTGGAACAAAACCATAAGGAGCATTAATAATGCTTGTTTTTGTGCTTTGCGGTGCTTGCTTACATGCAAAGGTATTGATTTTCTTTGCCGTTTCAATATCTCCGTTTAATAGTAAATCATCCGCTTTTTCTGCACTATCTATTCCAATAAATGAAGGGTCGTCTTTAGGATCTCTAGCAAATGAACCTTTGCGAGTCCTATTTAAAGACTCCGCAAAGGTTATAATATTGTCGTACTTCTCAAAATATTCTTTCATAAGGCAAAAGTATTTTAGTATTCAGTTTTAATACAATGTGTGTATTTGTTATCGTCTGTTAGTCGTGCTGCTATCTCTTTAATGTCATCTATAAGCATACCACGGAATATAAAGCCATCCAATATAAACTTAATATTCTCTTTATTGTAGTACTTTTCTAACTTAGAGATAGCACGATAGCCACATATAAGAGAGAGTTGCAACTCGTTGGCTATCTTTCGCAAATCATACACGAAAGATAATATATCTTTGTGTTCGCCTACGATAGATTTTTCAATATCTTTGTTGTAGTCAATTTTCACAAAGAAGAAGCGATCACGGCTACTTTCATCCATTTTGTAACGACCGCAATATTCATCCGTCGCTCCCTGTCCGTTTGTGTTACCTGCTGCGATACAATAAAAGTCTTTGTGTGCTTTTACCTTCCCAACGTTTGGAAACGTATAATATCCGTTAGCTAGTGCAGCATTTAAGGCTATAAGCGCTTCTGCTTGAGAATTGTCTACTTCGTCCAACATAAATAGACCTCCGTTTGTCCATGCTTTGTAAAATTCCGTTTCTTCGAATTCACCACCAGCGTTTTTATAGCCGCTTATATCAAACTTTGTTAGTATTGTGTTTTGATAGTAGAAGGGAACGTTTAACGCTTTCGCCAACTCTTCACACAATACGTTTTTGCCACTACCAGCAGGTCCATATAGATAGACGTTTTCATGATTTGCAACCAATTCCAATATATCTCCGAACTGATTATCTAAGATTTTAGGTGTATTGGTTTTGGTCGTTTTTCCGTCTATTGTTATGGTTATATTCGTACCTTTGCCACCTTCGTTTGCTGCTGCTAACTTAGCTTTAAGGTCGTTTATAATAGGTTCAAACTCGCTTTTTGCTTGATTGTAGCCTTCTGTTTTGCTATTTGCCATAAATGCCGTTAAAGCGTCTAAGGCTGCATTAGATGTTGGAGCGGTTGGTGAAGGTGTAGCGGTTGTTGTTGGCTCGCTACTGGTTGCAGTTGTACCGCTATTGTTATTGTTGCGGTTGCTTATGTACTGAGAAGGGTTAATGCTCAACACTTTGCCTTTTGTCACCCATTCAACCTCCAAAGAGTCCGCAATATTTTCTATTACGTTAAACTCTTGATCGCTACTCTCATAGCGTGGATGATTAGGTACACCCTTAAAAGACGTTCCCACCTCTACATTGTTTGTTACTACATAGTTCAAAACTTCTGCTTCAAACGCTGTAAAGCCACCTTTGCGGAGGCTGCTTACTGATAATTTACACATGATTTTAACGATTTATGATTAATAATTTGTCTATTCCAATAATAAATCGTATCTTTGCATCGCTTTAAATGATAGCAGATACGATTGAATAATATTGTATTTGTTTGGGCTACTTCTTAGGAGGTAGCCCTTTTTCGTTGTAGGCTATTTGGGTCGCAAACCCACGCAAACTAATTATACTACATACTACCTATGCAATATAATGTTGTGTGTTATGTATCCTTTGTTTGTATTAATTAGGCTTTCATTTATCAATCAATTCTTTTCTGTACTCTAACTTTTCTTTACTCAACTTAGATTGTTTCAGCGCATGACAAAACAAAACTAAACACACAAGCAATATTAATAGGTATTGTGTATATAATCGTCTGTAATAGCCTTATGTTGTTTTTGCCACATAGTCACAATTGGTTGCTATATGGTAGCTGTGGGCTGCGTACACTATAGTATAACTATAGCCGTCATTTCTCCCCTCTATCTTTGGCAGCGTCGTAGCATCGCAGATAGTTAGCACATGCAGTCGTATGTATGATATAGGATTATCTTTGCTTTAAATGATAGCCTTTATCGTTCGAATGCGATGCAAAGGTACTGCTTTTTTCGCAACCGCAAAACTTTTAAGCAACTTTTTTGCGAAAAAATATCGAAAAATACCACATTTTCTTTATTTTGCGAGTTGTGATAGTGTAATTGTAATGTAGAGATAGCAAAACGGCTATCTTAAACGGCAAAAACAGAAGATAAACGGCAAAAGATAGCGCTTCACCACATAAACCATGATTCTAACCTATATAAGCGCCTATTGTATATAATAAGGCACACACGCACGCACAACGGCAAATAAGCGCCTTATATAGCCTTATATGCTTATATCGTATACGTGCAGCGCCTTATAGATGATAGCACCTTATATAAGGATCTAAGCACATAAGCATCCAGACAGAGGAAGAAAACTAAAAGCGTGCAAATAGTTTTCTATATGTATAAGTATACAATAAAACGCATAATCATACATTATGATAAATAGATTTTATCTATACTCAATATAGATGCTATCTATACTACGTCTAAATAGCGCTTATTGGTTATGATAAACAGAAAACTTGGAGCAGATAAAAAGTTTTTTACTTTATAGCGATTTTGGGAGTAAAGAAAAGCGAAAGCAAGAAAAACTTTTGCTCCGTGCTTGGTTTTGTACTTCTAAGGTGTTGCACAAAAAGACCGCAAATGTGCAAAAATAGGCTATATTTTGCGGTTAAATGTCCGTTTTGCTCGCAAAATAGCCTAATTATCAAGCATTTACGCACAATATACCCCACCCCCCCCCATTTTGAGAAGTTGACGCACCATTCCCGCTTACTTTCAAAATTTTTTATTTTTTATTTTACTTTTTGGCTCTGTTTTTATGTCTAAAAAATATCATATTTGTGTATTTTTTACATGGTTTTAGGTATTAAAATTGGGTATTTTTGTGGAATTAAAAATTAGGTTTTTCGTCTTGGAGGTGTTGTGTAGTTTCTACGAATTAAAATTTGGTTATTTTTAAGCGCTGTGCGGTTATATTTTTGCATGAGCGTATATTTGTATGATTTATGCGTTTTTATAGCTTAGAGAGCGTTATTTTGCGAGTTTATTATTTTGTGAGTTATTTGCGAAATTTGGGTATGTGTTGTGAATTAACGTAGATGTTTTGCTATGTAGAGGTTGCAAAAACGAGTGGTTTTAAATGAGGGTGTGTTGTGTTTGTCTGCGCCAGCCTTACTTCTTAGGGGATGGTATATACATAGTATATACAGGGGTTGACATCCCCTACTACGGCTGCGTGGGAGCGTACCTTGTTATATACGTGTTATTATATATATAATCATGCTGATTAATTTGGTTTTTGCACATTTTGGCAATTTTGTGCAATTTGTTTTTCGTTGTTAGTGAAAGTTGTGGTTATGAAATCATTGTTGTGTGTTTGAAATTAATTATCTTTGCTTTCAAAATAGCTTTACAATTTAATTTATCGTGAATTTAGGATGATTTTTGAATTTAAGATACAGCGGTATGAGAAGAATGCGGACGGACTTTACGTTTCGCAGGGAGCGGTTAAAGACTTAGAGAATGACTTTGGCTTCATTCGCTACAAGTCACTATCTGGAATAAATTCACGTGGTGAGATTAAGACTTGCTATGAAGAAAGCTATCCTGAATCAGAAGCTATTAGACTATATCAAGCACCTGAAGTTGTTCACGGTCAGATTACCTCAGTGTTGGCATTATATGTTTTTGGAGCGAACCCTGGTGTTCCTACACTTTTGGATAATGCTACGCTGATTAGTAATGCTATTAATTCTTGGCAGCAGTTCTGTGAGTACATTGAGAATGGCTTGATATTGTGGACTGATAATGCGAGAGGTCGGAAAGCATTGTTTTACAAGACGGATGCAGTAGACCCTAAGTCGGATGTTATCAAGGGAGGTATTCCTTATTTGCATTGTGAGATAAAGCTTAAAAACGTCTTTGGTACAACATTCCCCAAGGATGATAACACGATAGAGAATTGGTTAAAGACTGGAGGTCAAGTATAGAAAGCGAGGTAAAGGAATGAGGAGGAAATACGGTGTATCATATAAAGGCAGCAAGTCTAAGATAGTAGATAAGCTTGCGGAGGTTATCCCATACAGAGGTATTGATAACTTCTATGATTTGTTTGCAGGCGGTTGTGCTGTTACGCACAAGATGTATCTTGAAAGGCGATATAAGCACTATTACGCAAACGACATAGACGGACAGGCGCTACGATTGTTTTGTGATGGCTTAAAAGGTAAGTACGCAAATGAAACACGTTGGATAAGTCGTGAAGATTTCTTTAATTTGAAAGATAGCGACCCATACGTATCATGTTGTTGGAGCTTTGGGAATAACCAACGAGATTACCTGTATTCGAGAGCTATCGAGCCGTATAAGAAAGCCTGCCATTACGCTATAGTCTTTAATGATTTTAGTCTTTTAAGACAGTTCTACCCAAGTGTAAGCGAAGCCTGCGAGATAATTCTTAAAGGTATTACAGATATACATGAAAGACGCATTAAATTCCGCAATATTGTTAAGAGTAGACTTAATGACGAAGATAATACCCAGTTATTAGAAACATCTTGTGAAATGGATCGCTTAGAGAGCTTGGAGCGTTTAGAACGACTACAAAGCTTGGAGCGTTTAGAACGACTACAAAGCTTGGAGCGTTTAGAACGTTTAGAGAGCTTGGATGAGTCTGTTTCGGACTACAGAGCCGTAGAGATTAAGCCAAATTCTGTTATTTATGCGGATATACCATATATATCTACTAACACCTACGATGGCACATCATCTGTTGTACAGCCATTTAATCATGAAGAATTTTATGATTGGTGTTGTAAACAGAACGAGCTGGTACTGATAAGCGAGTACTACATGCCAAAAGATAGGTTTACAAAGGTGTGGAGTACAAATTGCGTGCAAAGTTTGTGTGCTACAAAAACTTCCTCAGTTCAAGAGTGCTTATTTGTTCCTACACACCAATTAGAGAAATATAATAACATGATGAAGCGTTCACAGCCTTGTCAGAGTTTATTTACTAACGTATAATGAAAGCTACCGAGATATGACTATAAAAGAAGAATCATTAGTAAGAGCATTGGAAACCTCTCACATGATGAGAACTGGCTTACCAAAGCGTTATGACGATAGTAAGGGCGAGATATGGATAAAGGCTATCGTCCTTGTTTCTAAATCCAACCTTGAAGAATGCTATTGTTTGTATTCTCGTAGTGCTGATGGCTATATGCGTTTGGAAACCGACTGCGGAAGCGGTACAGGCATTATTAAGACCATTATCAGCATACACCCCTATATGTATCTTGACAAGCTTAGATTTTTCCCTAACGTCAGCTATACAGAGAAACGCTCCATGCTAAAAACAAACCTTCGTGAATCTCCTGAACAAGCATCAGAGGTTGATATGATGAGCGATGAGCAAGTTGATATTGCCCTGATAAATGACGGAATAAGAATGCAGTTGGAGAATCGAGAAACTGACTTACTTAATAATATAATGTCAGAAGGGAACGATATAGACGGTACAAACTTTGAAGAGATTGCTGACATGCAATTTGAGAAAGACCTTGCCGACATGAAAGCTTCGGGTGCATCAAAGATAGATATGAAGAATTTCAGAGCTAAGTACGAAGAGGAGAAACGAGAAAGATTAGCTTTATCCTCAAATGCAAGCTCTACAAGCGATTATCTTTCAGAAGCCGATGAATTGCGCATAGAAATGGAAACAAAGGATTTAACGGCAAAAGAAGCCGAAAAACCTGTAAGCGTAGATGGCGAGTTTGATGCACCCGAAGTAGACATAGAAGCAATCAGAGAAGCATCAGAACAATATAGGCGAGAGCAGATACTTATTTCTAAGCGAAAGTTCAAACGCAGATATGATGGTCAGGATAAATTTCTTAATGGAAAGAATATTATCAATGAGCTTGGCGAGATAGAGGACGTTGAAACCATTTCACTCCCTAATAATGCTGCAAAAGGACAAAAGAAAGCCTTAGAGAAGCAGCAAGAAAAGCAGGAGCAGAAAGCCGCACGTGAAGCAGCTCTGAAAGCCAAGCAGGAAGCACCTAAGAAAAAAGGTGGTAGACCAAAAGGTTCAAAAAATAAACCGAAGACCACAACAACACGAAAGACATCAAAGACTAAAAAATAAGTTATGAAAGATTGGATTGGAAATAAGAAAAGCACATTTGTAACGTTGGGAGCATCCAACCATATAGATAAAGAGCGAGAAAAGAATGACTTCTACGCCACTCAGCCAGAAGCTATAGATAAGCTCGTTGGTGCTATTAAAAACATGCTGCCAAAGAAGGTATGGGAATGCGCTTGCCGTACAGGCTGTTTGTCAGATCGCCTAAAAGATTTTGGTTACGATGTTGTTTCGTCAGATTTGATAGACAGAGGATATGGCGATGTTGCCGACTTCTTAAAGACTACAGAAATGCCAAACGGCAGCAACTGCATCATTACCAACCCACCATACAAATATGCTACAGAGTTTGTTAAACACTCCCTGGGGTTGCTTAAAGAAGGAGGTCTTTGTGCGATGTTCCTAAAGACAACATTCTTGGAAGGACAGAAGCGGTACGATGAAATATTCAGTACTACCCCCCCCCCATTTACGTTTTGCAGTTTTCTAAGCGCATAACATGTGCTCAAAATGCGGACTTTAAGAATTGTAAAAGCTCTGCTATTGCCTACGCATGGTATATATGGCAGAAAGGATATAAAGGTGAAACTATAATTAAATGGATATGATAGAAAGCGAATACGTTAAATCTATAGTGAGAAAGATTGTCGAGGACAAACGCTCAAAGAATATAGTTCCTGACAGAGCATTGCTTGGCGAGATAGACAAGGCAGTATGCGAAGATACTTTGAATTGTTTGCGTCAGCTCTATAAGGATAAGGAGATAACAGCGAATAGGACTTTGAACAGCATATCATTTGGAATGGCATGAGAAGGAACAACTATCATAACAAGATACCGCCATTTACTCCCGACCCTGAGCATTTCACACGCATGCAGAGGTTGTGGAAAGCAAAGGTGGCATACGAGAGCGAGGATGATGCGTGGGAGTTTCTGAATACGCATCCAAGGTATAAAGAGCAAGGAATGACCGTATACCGATGTAGTTTTTGCAATAAATATCATTTAGGACATAAAAAGGAGGATAAATGATTAATTCAGAATTAGAATTTAAGTTAGAAGAAGTGCTTCAGAAGTTTAGTGCTAATCTTCAGGAGAAAATTCAGCATAGCGTTGAGCTTTTGCGGAAATCAGAGCGCCTTGCTTTAGCTTATGATAGCGAAGACGGATTCTACCTCGCGTTCTCAGGCGGTAAGGATAGTCAATGTTTGTATCATATTGCGAGGTTGGCAGGAGTAAAGTTCAAGGCACACATGAGTCTAACTTCTGTAGATCCACCTGAAGTTATTCGCTTTGTAAAGAAGCAATATCCCGATGTTAACCTTGTAAAGCCTAAGAAGAGTATCTATCAAGCAGCTATCGACAATCAGATACTGCCAACAATGCGTGTTCGTTGGTGTTGTAAGGAATATAAAGATAGAACAGGAGCAGGCAAGGTCACTTTGATTGGTATTCGTCATGCGGAAAGTGCAAGGCGAGCCAATAGAAATGAAGTGAAAATTAGTAGCAGAAAGTATAGCGGCGACCTTGAAGGACTTGATGAATATCGAAAAGCACGAAATGCCCAAAAGCGAGGTCGTAAGCCAAAGAATTACAGAGAAGTTACCATTGTTAATGCCACAGGAGAGCGAACATTAGGGTGCATCAGAGGGCAAGAGTCTCTACTTATCTCTCCTATCATCGAATGGACCGATGATGATGTTTGGACTTTTCTTAATACACTTCTAATTGAGCATTGCGAACTTTACGACCAAGGATGGCATCGTATAGGCTGCATAGGTTGTCCAATGTCTTCTCTAAAACAAAAGGCTATTGAAAATGAACGATGGCCGCACGTAAAAAGAAACTGGATTAAGGCGATTAAAGCCATCCGAAACGAAAGGAGAGACAATACGAGGAGCAGCAATGCCGACATTCAGAATCTGCAAATAATGGATGTACGAACCGCAAAATTGGGTTTTCATCCAGCTCCTCTTCTGACCGCTTGACCGAGGAGCAAGAAAACGAAATAGCGGAAAATATCTACGACTGGTGGATTTCTAGAAAGTCTTATCAGAAGTGGTATGCAGAGAAGTTTCAACAGCAAGATTTAGGATTAGAATAATAAATAGTTGAGATATGAAGAAATTTTTATTAGTTACATTAATTGCCGTGGTGTCACTATTGGCATCGAGTTGCAGGAATCAGAGATTTCAAGGACGTGAACGTGAGTTGTATGATACGATAACTGTCTACTCTGTTGATAAAATCGTAGAAACGTCTGGTAACAAAGATAGATTTGATACTGAAACCTATTTTCTTGTTGCTACAGACAAGGGAGCGTATCGAATTGATTTGTATGGAATATGGGGTAATCCTCAACTCGTTGGAGTTATAAAACAGAACAAAACATACGTTGTTGAAACGGAATGGTTTGATGCTCCAATTCTTAAGGAATACAAGCGTATAACTAAGCTAATTCGTGAATTATGAAGAAGAAAGGATATTACGAATACGAAAACGGAATCTACCCTTTGAAACTTTGGGTACACATCGGTAAAGACTTGAAAGAGCTGATAGATTCATGTTTTGACAAGTGCAATGCTCCCGATATTGATTACGGCGGCGTTACGTATGCCGATGCTGTCAGGAAGAGCGACAGAAGACGTGGCGTTCTTGTCTCGTTTCCGTGTCAGAAGGTTATGTCGATGAACTACTGCTGCCATGAAGCTTCTCACGTCTGCGATGCCATCGAGGATCATACTGGCATGGAACACGGCGACGAGCCTTCAGCCTACTTGATGGGTCGGATTGCGTCTTGCATCAACAATGCTCGTTTGGGTATTGGCAATTTCATTGAGCTAAAAGATAAGGAGGTATAGCTTATGGATAAAAACGAGAAATTAAAACTTGGTGACATTTTCCTTGCGCCAAAAGAGTTTTTTCTAAATAATTCTGACGGAAAGCTAAAGCAGAAAATAGAAAGTTATGCGGAAGTCAGAAAAGATGGCAGGGTTATGTGCGCGGTTGTTGAGGATGTAAATTCAGTTTTCCACAACGAATCATCATATACAATCGCTGTGAAACAAAAACAATTTGCACCTCGTATTAGGGTTTGTGTCAGTAAGGATTATAACCTTGATTGTTTTGAATTGCTTTCTAAAGAAGAAATGAAGGCCGCTGGTGTGCTTTGGTTTTATTTTGGGGTTTAATATAGGAGGAATAGCTTATGAGGAATTACTGCTATAAGGTTTTAAAGAATGGATGGAGAAGTCACGATAAGATAGATACCATTACTGGCATTAACGTGTACGAGCTTGACAAAACAAATCACGACACAGAGCTTTGTAAAAAAGGTGTGATGTGCGAGGTGTACGAGGAAGGAGCATTTTATGATGAGCATGATGAATTCTATTTTCAAGCAAAGAATACTGTCAAGGCTTCAAAAATCGGTTTCTCTCATTATATCAACCGAGATTTACAGAGACTCGGAGAGAAGAACGTTAGGTTGTTCTTGATGGATGAAAGTATTTCTTTTGATGATGCTATGGCATTGTCTGAATCAGAAGCTTACGAAAAGTGTAAAGAGTATTGTAAACGTTTAATTAAGAAATAGCTTATGATAGAAAAGTCAAAGATAAAAAAGGGGTTGATATTTTGGATCGGCCGTGAGGCTGTTGTGCAAATTCCAGATAGTAAAATCTGTATACATATTCCTGCACGTTTGATGGAAATAGACAAGATTGGAAAGAACAATGTTGCTACGTGTACTCTTTATGACAAGGAATACTTTGGCGCTCAAACTGCTCTTACTGTTGATTATATTGAGAAACATGCAATAGAAATTACGCTTGACGATACTGACTGGCAGGAAATGGTAGATTTGTGTAACACAATCTATTTTGAAAAGGCCAAGGAACATGACTGGTTAACAAAAGTCCCCGACTGCCTAAAAGAGCGTGTGAACAACTTCCTTTGTCGTGATTTTTATCTTAAATATAATCTTGTAAAGAAATCGGACAATGAAACAGAGGATAAGAAATAAAATCTTCCAAAATAGATGGAGGCTCAAATATACTCTTGGGCAGATATTTGCTGCTTTGAGAGGTACGGTATTTTGGGTATACCCAGGGAACGGCTACGAATATTATCTTAATTACCATAATGGTAAGATAGGAAAAGAAAAGATTGATAGCCCTCCTATGTTTGATAAAGATAACTCCATTGAAAAGTAAAAAACAAGTTTTATTAAAAAAGAAATGAATTATGATAGAAATAGATGATATTAAGGTAGGGTTAGAGTTTAAGCTACCGTTCATAGAGAATGAGTACGAAGAGGATGCGGCAAGAAACCGTCATCGTAAGATCATGGGCGAATACGGCTGCGTGTTGCCAATGTACAGAACGGATTTAAAGACTATCGAGAGCGTTAAACTTTTCATAACACCTTATCGCCCTATTTTTAAGGTTGTAGATATTCCGAGGGATTATTTCAAACCAACCTTTACACCTTCTTATTTAGGCTCTTTTATAGAAGTAACCTGTAAAAACAACACATTCAGACTTTCAACCGAAGATGTCATTGGACGAGGAGAAATATTAGAAAAATTCAGTCGTGTCAGCAAAAAAGAAAGCTTTATGAGTAGTAAGCATTCACCCGATTTTCTTGATGTTTTTGTAAAGTCGTCAACTGGTGATACTGAAGCTTTCCGTGCAATTACCAATAAGATGTGCAATACTTTTGAAGTAAAAAACTCTGATTACGGTGATAGTTTTCACAAACTCTTTGAAGAGTGTGTTATGACCTACGCATACGGACACCTGGCAGAGAAGCTGGAACGCATTAATTCTCTCAGAAAGAACGAAGCGAAGGTAAAAGGAGAGAGCATGAAGGATAGTTTGTATGACTTGGCTAACTACGCTATTCTTACCATCATGGAATTAGAGAAGACAGAGAAATAAAGTATAACTTAAAATATTAATAATTATGGCAAAAATTGCAAGCAAAAAGAGAGTTAACAACAACTTAGGTTTGTTGAAGACAGTAGACGGGGTTAACGAAAAAGACGTAGTAAACATTACTGACTTTGGTAGATTTTTTGTTGTACTACTCAAAGATGAAGCAATATTCCATACGCACTTAGGTTTTGAAGTCCGTATTAAGCGTTGGGGAGGTGTAGATTTGAATGGTGAAGCTTTGCCTACTACAACATATACATGGCTGGAGAACCTTGTGGATATGGCGAAGGAAACCAAAACAAAAGCAAACGAGTTGTACCCTGAAACCGAGGTGACATATCAAGATATGCTCGATACTATGGTTATCATAACAGAAGCGAACATTACCTTCCCAATGACAGCTTTTGCTGATGCAGACGAAGCAGGCAAGTTTGCGTCAGAGCGTATCAAATACCTTGTAGGCATGCAAGATGAGCTTGATACTATAATGAGCACACCTGTAGCTGAGGAGACCGAAGAAGACTTGAAAAAGAACTTCGAGCACGGTCAACAGGCGATAATTGCAGAAGAACTGCAAAAAGAGTAGCCTATGGGTAGTTTTGTAAACGATTGGTATATTAGAATAAACTATGCCAATTATCGTGATTACCGAATTGTAAGAATGGCAGATGCCCAGGGAGTAGTCCGTGAAGGTATCTTCATACCATTCTTACAAAATGGTATAACATACGATATAGCAGAGCCGAATAAGCCACCTTTGCAGATATTAAAGCCTTACACATATCCGCAAGGAATCTTGATAAGTAAGCTGATACCTTATGCCAATGCAGCACTACGAAAGAAGATGTTGGACGGAGGTGTTGTTTCACCTAATGACCCAAGACTTTTTAATGTTGTAGGACACGTATATAAAGATTACGAGTTTATAAACCATAAAAGTGATATAAAGAAATGATACTTGCTGAATACACACTGCAATGGATAGAACAGACGGTATGCGAGTGCGTATCATCCGTTATGAGAGAGATGCAAAGAGATACAATTACTATAGACGACCTGTATAAAGGAAAGAAGAACATCCCTTTAGCACGATCTATAGCGAGGAATGTTATTTTTGATACGTTCCACAATAAATATGGCTTTTCCTATGCTGTTATTGCACAAAGGGCAGACATGGAAAGGAACTCAGTTATCCGTTGTGTAAAGAAGTGTCACAACTATAAGCATTGTGATGCAATATACGGCAAGGTGTTTTCGCTTTTAGAGGAACGTTTTAAGGAGAAATATGATGAGTAAGAATGAATTGTTGAATTTGAAGCGCAATGCCCTTATGTTGGGACTGTGTGGGGAATATAAAGACAGATGGAACAAATGCTCTAACAAGAAAGAATTAATAGACCTCGCTTTGGATAGCAATGGGGTTGAATTTCTTGCAGATGCAATAACGTTTGGATGGGGATGCACGCAAGAGTTTCTTTTAACAGAGTTTGCGGACTTTATTAACGGACGTTATCAACGTAAGAAAAACGGATATACGAGCGAACTTTATGTACACATTAAAGGTACGATAATACTACAAAGTACTATCACTCTTGTTGTCGGTGGTGATGCAGATATAATTGTTCCAGATAATTTTGTTGGCAAGCTTTATATATGCGGTGGCTCCCATCTAATTTTTAGTCATAACCGAGGAGAGCTTGAGCTGTACGTTTACGGAGATAGCAACGTAAAAGAGAAGTCTGATACATCACTCAAAGTAAACAGAAAGGATATAAAGGAAAGTCAATGGCGCAAATAAAAAATAGCCATCATGTTGTTACGCATGATGGCTATTTTGATTATTACAGGAGTCTTTTAGTTTGCTCTATAAACATCTGAAACCATGTTTAATATGTAACCTATTGAAAGTGTGTATAAATAATCTTCAGGAATCTCGTAGTACGCTAATATTTCTTTAAAATCCTTATCTACGATATATCTCATTGTCGTTAAGTGTGAGTTGCCTTGTGAATCTTTAATACGGAATTTCTGTGTTATCGTATATCCTTTAAGATTGTGTGCTTCAAGGGATTTGTATGAGCCAAACTCTTTCAAATGTTTTTCAACAAGTTCCCAAATAACAGGTTGAGAAGTCTCGTAATCAAATTTGCTCCCGTATACGGAACGATATTCTTCTAAAACCACCTTAGCAGTAGAAATTGCACGAAGATTACACCAAATCGTATTGTTGCATTCTTTTACTTCCGTTTCTATAGGTTCGTAACTATTAAAATCACTTGCTGTTTTATACATATAGTCTTTAATCATGTCTTCACCTTTAGATTGGTCGGATTTACAAGAAAAGAAACTTGCAAGTGTTATTAAAAATAATAATGCGGAAAAAATCTTTTTCATAATAGTATGGTTTTGTTAGTATTCGTTTGCAAATTTACATTATTATTACTGTAGGAATATTTGTCTTATTAAGTTTAACAATACTTTAACACAAAAAATGGTATGCCGAAAAAATCGGCACACCACCTAAGTTTTATTATTTTCCAACCTAACTCATAAAGACTTTTATACCCTTGCCACCTTGTTTATGACCGCCTTTAAGAACGCTGCTCCAGTTGTCGCAGATTTCGTGCAGATAGCCTACTTGTTGTTCCATAAGCGCAATCATTTGGTTACTTGAACCACCGCTTTCACCTTGTGCTGTTACTGCACCAAGGCGAACTTCCAGGATGTTTCTAATTGCAGCAACATCAGACTGTTGTTGAGCTACAAAATATCTGATAGAATTAATAATACTCTCCAAAGCTTGTGCGGTTGCTTCTGAAACAGACTGAATTCCCTGCTGTAGATTTGAAAGATTAGATGCGCCTTTAGAAGTCACACCCAGTACTTTCATAAGCGTATTAGCATACTCGTTGAAAGCTTGAAGGTTTGTATTTTTAAGCTCCTGTAGTTTTTTGAGTTCTCCTGACGTTACTTCAAGACCATCGTTTCCTCCTTCACTACCCTTTGCTACCGCTGCATCTACTGCATCAAGGATAGGTTGTATGAACTTTGCTGCCGCACGTGCCATAAGCTGTTTCTTTAGCAAATTATTGAAGTATTCATTAAACTTATCATTAAGAGCTTCAAGAGCATCGCTATTTTCGTTGTAAGCATCCATCCAAACATCTGCAAATGCTTCAGCAGCTGACTTGTAATTAGCCTTTGTACCGAAACCACCAAGTTGCTCTGTGAGCGTTTCTTCGGCTTCCTTGATAGCTTTGTTATTAGCTTCTATCTGTTTCTGCCATTCCTCGATTTTGCTATCATCAGTATCTTTTTTATCCCTTTCCGCAGCTATCATGGATTGTAGATTCTGATTTTGCAATTCGAGGTTTTTAATCATTTCATCAGAATACTTGCTAAGCTTTGCTATGTCATAGGCATTATCCATAGCCTCCTTCAAGTCATCGTAAGCTTCTTTGAGCTTATCTATAGCTTTTTGGTGTCTTTCGATTTCTCTTTGAAGCTTCTTATCCTTGGTATTAAAGAGCTTGATAGCGCCTGTAATTGCGCCCATCGCACCAGATACAACACCGGCATAGTTTCCACTATAATACGAACCGACCGCCTGTCCAATGTTATCAACGATATTTAGAGTCTGCTCTAAGCCTTCATCTGAACCACCGAGAGCTTCAAACAAGCCACTAAAGGCTGTTGTCATTGATGATACAATGCTCGTAATATCTTGCACTGACTGACTAAACTTATTTTTAGCCTTGTCGGTCTTATCCTGAGCCTTGTTAAGAGTATCAAGAGTATCTTTAGTTTCGTTATGCTGTTTTTCTAAGTTTTTGAGATGTCTCTTCGATAGGTTAAGATTGGTTTCCAATGTTTTTGTTTTGTCATTATCCAAACCATTAACCGACTTCGACTTTTCATATTCCGCATTCAAGTTAGCGATACGTTTGTTTTGATTTTCAATTTCCTTTTCTTCCTTGTCGTACTTGTCGCTTGTGGAGATTAAAGCGTTGTCACCGCCAAGTTTTTTATACTCTTTGGTGTACTTAATTAACTCTTTTAAACCTGTAGTGAAAGCATTGAACGGATTCCTACTATTTTTTTGAGCTTGCAATTTCTCTATCTGCTCTGCGATAGCCTTAACCTGTGTTGGGTCTAAGTCTTTCATCTCGCTTTTTAGGGATTGCAATTTCTGTATCATATAGTCAAGTACCTTTGTGGACGTATGGTCAAGATTCTCGAAAATCTTAACGTACATATCAGAACCTTGGAAATTTTTCCAAGTATTTTCACCAGTCTGCTTTTTGTATTGAGTGGTTAAATTGTCTTGTAACTGTTTCTGCAACTCTGGATTTTTGGCAAGATTCGCATTGTCTTGGATTTTTTGCAATTCCTCAATGTACCACTTATCCAATTGCAACTGGTCGGAAAGTTGCTGCTTATATGCCTTAATCAAATCTTGCGCTTGATTAACTTGGTCTTGATAGACTTCCTTGTCAAGCTTATCCATCTGCTCTTGATACTGCTTCCAAATATCAGAACTCCACTTGGTATTATCGCCAAACTTAGCCTTAAATTCATCTTCTATCTTACTGCGCACCTCGTCGAATGAAGATGTAAGGTTGCCAAACAAAGACTTGATAACTGCATCACTCAATCCTTCTCCCTTTAGTTTCTTGTAAAGGGTAAGATTATCGAATGCATTACTAATCTCGTTCTTAACATCATCCAACTGCTGTTTCATATACTCTGTGTCGAGTTGCACCTGCAATTCTATGATGTCGTTCTTCAACTGCGCACGTTTCTTGAAATCAGCGATAGTTGGCTCTATTTTCTTCAATGCGGTGATAAGACCTTCCTTGTCTGGCACAAAGTTCTTGACAATATCCTCTGGCATACCGACAAATTTAAGGTTGTCTGCATATTGCTGCATAACCTTTGCTGCCGCCGTATCATCATCCAAGTACTTGTCGTATTTCTCGTATTGTTGGTTCATTTCCTTCAAGAGAGAAATGCGCTCTGTGAGAATATCACGCCGCATTTTGTCTGTTTTTGTGGTATTCTTTTTGTTCTTGTCGCCGAAAGGGTCTAAACCTCCTGCAAGTTGGTTTTTCGTAAGGGCATCCTTTAATTTGTCACGAAGAAAAGCCAATGCAGTCTGCTTATTAAACACGGTGTTTTTTCCTACATTTTGCTTGTCCCACTTCATTGTTTGTGAGATACCAAGGTTAGAACCGTGAAACCATTGGATTTGCCCTCTGTTGATTTGGTCGATAAGTTCCTTAATATCCTTTGCAGAACGTTGAAAGCCTTGTACGGTAGCGAGAGCATCTTTTGGGTCAACGACATCAAGACTAATTTTAATCTTTCGTCTATCAGCCTCTGCCTGTAAATCATCCATAAATGAATAGACCTTTTGTTGAGCATTGTTCATACTCTGTTGGTCTGCGTCCACTTTGAAATGATATACCTTTGCAGCAATTTCCATCAAGATTTTCTTTTGCAACTCACCAAGTTTATTCTCTGTTGCAACATTATCCCAAAATACCTTAATTTCTGCTGGCTTCATTGTTTTCAAAAAGCCGCCCCAAACGTTATTTACGTTATCGAACAAACCTTGTAATTCGTGTGTAGCCTCTTCTTTTGCGCTCTTGAAAGAACCGCTAATAGTAGCACCGAGGTTTTCTCCAAGCCCATATAGTTGTTTGCGTAATTTGTCGGCATATTGCTTGAATGAGCTATTGTTAGTCTCATTATCAAATATCTGCCCCATTACCTTGTTTACTCGTTGCAGATACTCTACATCAAGCTCTCCAGGCTTTGCTCCGTCCTTTATGGTATCGTAAGCGGCTCTTGATTTTGCAGACAATTTATCATAACCCTCTCCGAGCGCATCAATGGCAGTTTGCGCTCTTGAAGCAAAAGCACGAACATCGTTAGCCGCATTATCAAGTTCTTTCATATCCTTGGAGAAACTATCTGCCCAAAGTGGAATGCCAAACAAATTTAGATTGTCGCTATTCCAAAAAGAATTGTCTTCTCCATTTATGTAAGACTTTGCATCTTGCGCCATTTGAATGAAAGCATCGAGTTTCTTCTTTGATTCAGTGATAGCTTTGTCTATATTTGATAAATCTACCTTTTGTATTTCGATAGGTATCTCCAACTTTCTTGCCTTCAATTCGTCATACAGACTATCAAGAACGTTCTTTGATTCTTCTTGAAATTTATTTTTGTCTATGATAACACGCACACCGCCACCTTTATTCTTAGTGTAATTATCCTTAATGCGCTCGTATTCTGCGGACAATTCACCAAGTCGTTTCTTTGCATCAATAGTTTCAGTGATAATTTTGGATTGCTCATCTCTGAATTTCTCGTATGCAAAATAGGCACTTGAAACCGCCTGTGCCAATGCTGCAAAAGCGATTAATGGAAGATTATCCATTACAGCCCACTTAATCATCTTACCTGCTGTTTTTGCAGCAGAACCGAGATTTCTGAATGATGTAGAAATAAGACCTAGTGCATTTTTTCCTTTTAATGAATATGATGTAAAATTTGCATTCCATATTTTCTTTAAGCTAACACCAGCCTTGTTTGATTGTAGCATAAGCAAAGCAAGAATACCTATAAGGTCTTTTCCTACAGATGCAATAGTTTCCCAGTGTTTAAGTAATACGGTAGCACCACTAATAAGCCCCTTGAACGTACCATCATTAGCCTTGCCAATATCATTGAGCATCACATCGAAAGCATCCTTCAAGTTGGAAATCTTACCTTGGAGAGTTTCAGCCTGAATCTCTTGCATATTGTAGAAAGTTCCACCCTTATCGGTCATGCGTTGGAATATTGCTTCAACGTCCTCAAATGTGACCTTATGCTTGGAAATCATATCAACAATCTGTGCGGTTGTGTATGCTTCGCCCTTAACCTCCTTAAAGTATTCTTGCAGCTCGCCATACATATTAACGCCAGCTTCAGTAAACTGACGAACTTCTGAACCACGGAGATATGCAGCAGCCTTAACTTGCCCGTATGCAAGGATAAGTCTTCCCATATCGACACCAAGACCTGCCGAAACATCGGCAAGTCGTTTTGTTGTGTCGTAAAGCTTGTCGGATTCAATACGGTAAGCAGAAAGTTGTCGGGTGTAGTCAACCAAATCCTTGATACGGAAAGGAGATTTAACAGCAAGTTCTACTGTCTTGTTGAAAATCTCGTCTGCCTTTGGTTTGTTCTGTAAGATAGCTTCAAGAGAACGTTGTGATAGTTCAAACTGACCTCTTACATCAGCAACCTGTTCTACAAAACCTTTTATTGAGTTTATAGAGAAAGCAAAAGCCATACGCTGTGCCCAACGAGAGATATAGCCTGACATGTATGACGTTTGCTCGCCAAGTTGCTTCGTATTAACTTCTGCTTCTTTGAGGTTCTTTGTATGCTGTGCGATTGTAGCGTTAAGAGTATCTAACTTGTGCTTATAATCAGCATCGGCAGTAGAAAGCTTCATACGAGCCTCTTTCAGATATTCGATAGCACGGACTTGACGATTAAGAGTGTTTGCTGATGCGGAGAAATCAAGCGCACCTTGATATGTGGTGTTTGCCTTGTTATTTCTTGTCTGATAGTCTTTAGCTCTATCAGCGTATATCTTCCTCTGCTTGTTGTTGTATGACTGCTCCGCACTAACCATCTTATCGAGAGCCTTTTGAAAAGCAACAGCACGTTCTTCGTACATCTGCTGTTGGTATTTAAGCTCGTCTTGGAGCATTTTCTTACGCTTGATAAGAGAATCTTGGTCTGTCTTGGTAAGATTATAGTCAACATCTTTAAGCATGCTATCAATAGCACCAATCTCTTGTTTAAGCTCTGCGATATTCATACCGCTTGCGCCCTTTGTTGCCTCCTGTAGTCTTTGAAAAGCCAATACCGCTTGCATGATACCACTCGTACCAGAGCCGTTCATCTTAGATAGTTGTGCAACCATATTCTGAACATTCATCGAAGCCTGTGTAATATTTCCACTCATAGTGCCAGCACTTGCTCCAATATTATTCAAGCCACCACTCGCATTTGTAGCCGAAGCACCAACAATATTAAGCTTGTTTATTACTTGGTCGAGAGCATCAAGGAATGGTTTTGTACCAATAGTCATGCTGTCAAACGACTTAGTTACGCTTGTTGCGGTATTCTTAGCCGTGTCTTGTATATCCTTTAACTTTTTATCTGCTCGCTCTATAGCATCTAACGCACTTTGCGGAATGGTTAGAGCTGAACCTAATGCTGAATTTGCCATAGTTAATACAATCTTTAGATTTATAAAATAGGTATTCCGAGGTCGTTTAGATTCTTAAAATCCTCCGCACCATTGATTACTGTTGTATTCTTTGCCTTGTTTTTTTTCTTGTTATCCTTTTTCTCTTTGTCGGAGAGGTATTCAATATGTGTGAAATCCATTGAAGCTAAGCGCACTTGCGGAACAGTCATTTGCCATTTGTATTCCTCCTGCGAGCACCATGTGTTTGCTCTAAGAAAGTCTATCATCTGTCCGAACTCTGTCCTTGACGGTACGATTCGGCTGCTTGTTTCTTCCTCATCAGAGCTTGACTGCGAACAGTCTGAACTACATTGGTACTCGCAAAGAAAAAATCCACATCGAGAAGATTTAGAATTTCAACAAGCAATGTCGCCCAGTCCTTTATGTCGTAATCGCCCCAAAGGAGTTGATCGTAGACGTGCTGATATTCCTCAGACTTGATACGCTCTTTGTCGTTAAGCAATGCTAAGGTTATCACTTTTGCCACCGAAGGGAGGTTTGTGGCAAATTCCTTGATAACGTCACCCATCGACATATTCTCACCTTTAACTATCTTGCACGCTTCCTCAGCGATAAGCCATTGAGTACCTGGTTTTAATGCGTGTATTTGCCATTCTGTGCCTTGTAGCTTGACAATCGTAGGCGAGTCGTTCATTATCCTTGCCAACTTCTCCATAGCCTCGTCAGAGAGAGGAGAATTAGGCTCTACAATCTTTTTATCTGCGCCCTTCTTTGCGTTTGCCTTAGAAGGAGTTTTCTTTGCTCTGTGTACTGCCATAGTCTATATTTGTATTATTGCCTTATTATGCTAACATTCCCGTTGTACTTATGTGCCAACTCTTGAAGCTTTTGGAACGACATTGATATAACTCGGTATTTCTTACTGATACCACCACCGCCAGCTTCCAATACCTTTGCGTAAGGCATGGCTGCTGCAACAGCTAAATCAATCACACCTTTAGGCTTGTAATCATTTCTAAGATAGTCTGTAATCTCGTCACGACCTTTTAATACCTCGCCATACCATTTCTTAGTTTTAGTAGCTTGCGGAGAAGATGAAAGAAATCCTATTTTGGTGAGCTTCCCTTGAACGTAAACACCATAACCATAAGAGTCGTACAAGTTCTTAGTCCTGTGTGTATAGTCGATTTCTTGTACACATTCTTTTAGAACATCTTTTGCATCTTTAGCAAGCTCGTTAGCGATAATTCCTAAAGCTTTTTTGTAAAAGGATTGTGTCATAATCACTTAAAGAAAAAAGGAGCAAACGGCATTAAAGCCGCCGCTCCTTGTTAGTATAGTCGAGAAATGTTGAGGAAACGAAATTATACATCGCCTGCTGTTGGCAAAGTATACTTGTGATTTACGTAGAATGGTGTACGGACAGTCTTTGCTCCAACAGTGAGGGCAATATCCTTTGCTGTACCAGCCAACGCAATACGTGCCAAATTAGAGTTAAGAGATTCAATAGTTAGCTTAGAGTTAAGCTGAACCTTTGGAAGAACATAAGCCTCCATAGTTATGCCATCGGGCTGAACCTGTACCACGTCAATCTTGGCATACATAGTCTTGTAGGTAGAAGGTGCAAGAGTGCGATTACCCGCAGTATCTTCTGTAAATCCACAAAGTGCCTTCAAAAGCTCTGCCTGTGTATCACCAATCTCTGCTGCCAACTGCCACTTACCGAGCTTAACAATAGAGACAATAGGTGAATCAGAAGTTTCACACTCGATGTCGGTAGTCTCGTTATCATCCTGCGAGATAGATGTAGAATCCTCTACAACGTCTTCGAGGATGTAAGAGTCACCCTTTGGTGCAGACTCGTCAGTCTCTGTACCTGTAAATAATGTTGCAACGATGTAGTCTGGCTTGATAAACTTAAATGCACCAGTACCAGTATTTATTACTTTGCTCATAGTTGTATTAAATTTAAGTTGTTTCTAAAAAAAATATTATTTTGTAAAGACTGACACACAAACTATGTTGTAATGAAATTGCCTATTGGTATCATATCCACAATCACGATAAAGCTCTTTGATAGAGTAAGAAGTATCGTTTGATGTTCCTATGGTGTTACTGAGAGCTTCCTCCATTTTGTCAAGCAAAGCAACGTTCTTTCGAGGAGGACTACCCTTTGGTCTTGCATAAAGATAGATGTTGGCATAACCGATAGAATAAGCGTTACGATCCTTTTGCTGCCCTATATCAACAAGAACAAAATCAGACCAATCTTTACTTGTTGTAGGTGGCAAGTCACCTACGAAGATATTCTTTGAGACTTTTCCCTTAGTGAGAAGTCTTGAAAAGAAATCTTCTATTCTTGATAGTCTACGTTGTGTCCTTTGTATCATAGTATTATGCTAATTAAACATCTGTTCCTTTTATGTAAGCGGTACACCCATGCATCTGTGTAGGATAGACACCTGTCACCATTCCCTCAACAGCCAAGTTGTACATTGTGGCTCTGAAACGAATACCAGGCTTTAGCTTGTCGTTTATGTATTCCTCTGCGCTACCATCCTCTTTTTCTCTTGTCGGAGTTGGAAAGAATATGGTATAACCCGAAGTTATCACACCCGAAGAAAACAGTTTGTTTGTTTCCTGAATATCACAAATTGTTTCAAGGACAACTTCTTCCTGCGAGCCATTATCATTCAATAAACCACCATCTTCGGGGAGGTCGTCTATTGGTATGTAAAACACACCATGGTAAGGGTATTCTTGTAATGCGTTTCGGTCTACGTACATGGCTGTTACTCGTATTCGTTAATCCATCTCACTTCACCATCCAATGCGCTAAGGTTTTCAAGTTTGTCGTCTTCGCCATACTTTTTGTATAGTCTACGAAGCTCAGCTTTAAGTCTTTCCAACATAGCCGCAGTTATGGTCTGAGCACCAACGCTTAACTTATAGGAACCATGCTGAACCGAAGTAGATGCTGTTTGATACACACCATAGACTATAGTCTCTAAAAGTGCGATTTTACATCTATCTTTGTCTTCGTCAGTAAGGTCTACATAAGAAGTAATCTCGCTAACTCCGCAATCTAAAGCAATCCTATTCAGAACTGATTTGTCGAATACGAAATTTGTTATACCACTTAGATAGTCTAATATGTCAAACGTTGGTGTCGCCATAAGAGGATAAGGAATGAATTATTAGTGTGTCAATATATTGTAACAGGTTGTTGCCTGTTGTTTTACTCCGCAGTTGCTGTATCAACAATTACGTGATTTGTAAATGAGAGCAAGGCAGGAGTTGCTGACATCATTGTGTCAGTATGCCACTCTTTGAAGCGTCCGTTGTCGGTAGTAATGTTCATAACCTTTACCAAGCCCTGCAACATTGTAGCAAATACACTATCAATGTTTGAAGCACCATACTTCTTCTGCATTGCCTCGTCAAGAGAATCGGTATACTCGAACTCAACGGCATCACCAGCAGGACGAAGAACAACGATGTTATCCTTCCAACCCTGTACGGTTGTATCGGTGGTAGCAGTCTTGTTACGCTCCTTCTCAACAACAATCTCAATAGGAGAGATTCCCTGAATATCTGCGATAGACTTCAAGAACTGCTCGTTTGTGATAGGCATACCCTGTACATAAGCGATATAGTTTGCTGTACACCACTTCTCGTAAAGAGCAATAACCTCAGGATTCTGCAAGAAGGTATCGTGATACATCTTCTTAGTCATCTTCCAAACAAGAGCACCATTGTAGCCACCACGCTCCTCACGATACTTGTCTTCAATCTTATGCATCTGAGTAAGAATCTTACAATCAGGCGAGTTCCAAGCCTTTTCTCCTGCCTTATAGAAGTTAACCGAAGGAATCTTTGCGTCATGGAGTGGAATGTAGATACCAGCACCCATACCACGATAATCAATCTTACCTGTGGTCTGCAACTGGGCAGTCATAAGGTTAAGAGTTGCCTTTGCCTGGTTTAGACCACGCAAGAGAGAATCGGCAGTCCAACGAGCGATAATCTTTGCATCGTTACCAAATTGCTCATACTGTCTTTCCTTATAAGCACGCTGTGCTGCATTTTCAGTCCATCCACGACCAATAAAGTCAGGAATTGAAGCTGTATAGAAATCCATACCATCTGCATCCATCTGCAATGAATCACCAAGAGGAGCACGCAAGTCCATAAGAGGAGCAGCTTCAAGCTTGTAAGACTCCATCTGGAACACGGCAGCTCCATCTGGACCTGTAGGAATAGGCATGCCTGCAATACGACCCTGTGTCAAAGCCCAACCGTAGTCCATGTTGAGGACTGCGGAACTATCAATATACGACTGCAACAACTTTGCACCGTCATTCTTTGAACGGAAAAAAGAAGCATAGTCGGAGTTGTTAAAATCAAATCTTTGCATATCCTAAATACTTTAATTTGCAATAAAAAATGTTATCCTGAAAACTTGTTGGTTACTTACACGAACCAGAACCATCCCTTTACACGACTCTTATTGAGAGTAAGAATAGCAGGAGGAAGTACACCGATAGCGTTGAGGTCGATTACGGTATCTTCTTGAGCCAAAGCAGGAGTAAAGAGGTAGCGAGCACCCTCGAAATCGTCATCACCTGTAGTTGGGTCATACAAGAAGTCCATATCCTTATCAGCATACGCATTAGGATTTGTTACCATAGGAAGAACCGCAGTACCAGCCTTCTCGGCTTCTACGAGAACATCCTTTACCTTCAAAGCTACACCGAGAGTTGCAGAAAGAGTAAGCTTCCAAACATCCTTACCACTATCAGTAGTCTTTTCTACCGCAGTAACTGTAACACCTGTAGCCTTAGTTGCGAAATCCTTCTGACCTATCATAATGTTGTCGCCAGCAAAAGGAACATGATGATAGCCGTCACGAACAATCAAGATCTCAGTGTCGGAAGTTGTTGCAGCCTTAGCAACCTCGTAGTACTTTAAAACCTTAACCTCAGCTCCTGCCTGCGCACTTGTGTTAGGAGTATACTCCACAAAGTCGCCTGCGTAAATCTTAGCATGACCCTTAAAAGGATTCTTCATTACACCACCAAAGGTAGGATAGCAGAGAGCATTCTTACTGCCCTTAATAAGCTTGACGAACACGTTTCTGTGTCCACCAATAGAACCATGTGCCTGAATGAGTGTGCGACCGAGCATTACCGCACCACCAGCTTCATGTCTTGAATAATAGTTATCCAACATAATCTTTTACCTTAAAAATTAACATTCAACATTCAATTACTTTGAAACGAAGCCAAGCTCTTTGTTAACAGCATCCCAACGCTTTGCATCAATCTTTTTGTCACCCTGACTTGTGATTGGGTTGTCTGGTGTTCCAGTAGTACTTACGTGAGATAGGTTGTAGAAATCAAGAGCATCTTCTGTTTCTTTTTCAACATCTGTTTCGCCAGAGATTGAAATCTTGGCTATGTACTTTTCAGTCCATTTTTCATCCTTGATACCTTTCTCTTTGAAAGCAGAAAGAAGTTCGTTACGCTTTTGAGACACAATCTTTGCAGCCTCTGCCTCCTTGTTGGCTTTTTCCAAAACCTCCAAGCGGTCGAGAAGTTTGTTTATGCGGTCGTCACCGCCTTCGCCACCCTTGTTATTTGTTGGTTCACCTTTTGTTGTAGGCTTTGTGTCGGGATGCTCTTCTTTCCATTTCTTAATGAAGTCAGCATTGTCCTTTTCATAGTTGCCGTTAAGTGAAACATACTGAGGGAGAATTTTCTCTACAAGACCTTCTAACTCTGTCTCTTCGTTAACCAAAAGTTCGTAGTGGGAATCACACAAGCTCTTGATTGTTTTCTCACTTATGGAAAGGCGTTTTCCATTTGCAGTGAGTTTTGCTTTTAGGGAATCTAAAAGTTGTTCTTTTGTAAACTTCATGTCTTTTGAAAATGGTTAAATTAACGCTGCAAATATAGATACTTATAATATTGTAACAAAGGTTTTTAGAAAGCATATTGGAATGCACTCCAATAAAGGTCGTTAAGTATTATTTGTATAAAATAATAATGTGCTATGTTTGCAGTATGGTAAAAGAGAAAGACATAAAGATAGAGCCACAAGAAGGATTTCAAATGTCCTTCGCAAGTAGCAATGTCGATGTGGTTTTCGGTGGTGGAAATCTTGGGGGCGGCAAGCTTCAACCCTTAAACGCTAAGATTTTAACACCTTACGGATGGCAGACAATGGGCGATATGAAAGTAGGCTCAAAGGTGATGACTCCTTTTGATGGAGTTGCCACCGTAACGGCTGTGTTTCCGCAAGGTGTTCAAGATGTGTATGAACTTGAAACCTTAGATGGGAGAAAGTGTGAATGCGGTCTTGAGCATTTGTGGACTATAAGAACACCTAAGCAGATACATAAGTATCGTGCGCATAACAAAGAATGGGGATGGACTATGACCTTACAAACAAAAGATCTGATAGATGGTCTTACAAAAGGTAAGAAGTACTTTATTCCGAACAATAAGGCTGTAGAGTTCAATGAGAAAGTTCTACCGATTCCACCTTATGTACTGGGTGTTATGCTTGGAGATGGCTGTTTAACAAATTGGAAGAACGGATGTTCCTTTCAAATATCCAACAGCGAAGAGGATATAATAAAAAAGGTATATGCTCTAACCGACTCGACAAAGATATACGAAAATAAATCTTGTTACACAAAGAGTTTCTTTACGCCACACCATAAAAAGTATAGAGATTATCTGTTAGAAAAAGGATTACTTGATTACTCGTACAACAAGTTTATACCCGAAGACTATCTCTTTGCAAGTATAAAGCAACGTAAAGAATTATTAGCAGGCTTGTTTGATACTGATGGTAATGTAGAACCGTATGATAACAGCTTTAGCTTTAGTACAACAAGCAAAAGACTTAAAGATACATTTATTGAATTGTGTCATAGTCTTGGCTATATGTGTTCTTGCCGTGAAGATAGAAGAGAAGAAAAATACACTACAGGCGTAGCTTATGACATTGTTATACGTACTGACGATATTATTTTCACAAGTGAAAAACACAAGTCAAGATACAACAAAGAACGAAACAACAGAAGGAGCTACGCACGAAGTAACGACCATTCACGGATTGTGTCTATCAAAAAGGTCAAGAGAGCAGAATGTCAATGTATATTGGTTAACGATAACAAACATTTGTATATTACAGATGATTATATCACAACCCACAATTCCTATGCTCTTGTTTTGGCTATGGCAGAGCCATTGCTTACCGACCCTGACTTCCGTGCCATGATTTCTCGTAGGTCTCTTGGTAATATTAAAGCAGGAGGTGGTTTTGTTGAGAAGTTCAAACAGATATTCGGAGCGGACTACGTAAAGGTGCGTGAAAGTGATTCGCCAAGAGTTTCGTTTCCTAACGGTACGTTTGTAGACCTAACATATTTGGACGATACCAATATGGATAAGCTGAAAGAGCGTGCTAAAGGTTGGGAGTATGACATGATTGCCATTGACGAGTTAACCGAAATGCCCTGGGAGGTATTCTCTTATGTAATGACTCGAAATAGAGGACAGAGCAAGACTTTCACAGGTAAGTTCTTTGCGACACTTAACCCAAAAAGAAGCCATTGGACTCGTACATTCCTTGATTGGTACATCGGCACAGACGGTTTTATTATTCCTGAGCGTGATGGCGCAGTAAGATATTTTTATTGTGCAGGACCAACAGTAAAAGATGTGGTTTGGGGGAACTCGCCAAGAGAGGTGTACGACAAATGCAAGATAGACATAGACCGCAAGCTGAAAAGTATTGGAGGCAACTATGATTACAAAGTAATGATTAAAAGCTTTGTGTTCTATCAAGGTAAGTTGGGTGACAATAAGAAGATGTTGGAAAACAACGCAGGCTACCTTGGTTCTGTTGCAGCTTCAGGAGGAAAGATGGCGCAAGCTCTTATGGAAGGAAACTTTAATGTTGACTCCGAAGAAGAAACAGATCTACCAATACCAAGTCAGAGCGCACGTGACGTATTCACATCAGACCCACAAGTTAATGGTGACAAATGGGTAACAATTGACTTGGCAGATTACGGTACAGACAACATGATAATGCTTGGTTGGAACGGCTTTCATGTAACACATATTGAAATTGCTATGCACACTACACCAAGGATAAACGCTCAAAAAGCAAAAGTGTTCGCCTCGAAAGTAGGAGTTGCTGACAGCCATATCATCTACGATGCAACCTCTGGTCGATACTTTAACGACTATATACCTGAAGCAATACCTTATATATCAGCTTCAAGACCTTTAGGTATGTACGCACTCTCAGCCATGTCGTTAAAAGACCTATGCTATCTAAGGCTCTGCTACATGATTAAACGAGGTCAGTTAAGCTTTGACGATAGTGTTGCTAATACGATATATACGCACCAAAACTTAAAGTATGACGTGACAGTACAGAACGAATTTATGGAGGAATGTGCTGTAGTCCGTTTTGATAAGTTGCCAAGTGGAAAGCGAAAGTTGCAGAGTAAGAAAGAAATGAACAGAAACCTTGGCAAAGGTCGTTCAATGGACTTGTTAGACCCTTGCGCTATGCGAATGTATCCTTGTATGGAGATGGAATATGGAACGGAGGTGCAGCGAGGTTTTGAAGCAAACTACGAGGAGTCTGAAGAGATGAAAAACCCAAATGCGCAGAGTATTTACGATGATACCTTGTGGTACTAAATATAAAGCTGTATGATAAAGAAGGAAGATATAAAGATTGTATTAGATACTGTTAGAACAGATTGGCAGTCGGTATCAGAAAAAGATATTGCCTTTGCTATTCTGTGCGATGTTTTAGAGGATAAAACTCTTGCGTATCGTCTTGCGTATCGTAAGAGCGAAAAGGAGGCAGAAAGCTTTTATAACACACCTCGTTTTAAAAAGCTTTTAAATGTATTAGAGCCTTTTGGTGTGGGCATTGTTGACACAAACGCTATCACCAAAGAGGAAAACAAGGGCGAACTTTTAAAGATGCTCGACAGGATAGATAACCTGCTGAATACAGGAGACCTCGAACCAAAAGACGCAATAAAGATGCAGACTGACATCCGTGTAAAGCTGAATGATAAGTTTGAAATGGAGGAGTCGCAAAAACAGAAGCGTATCATCGTTGTACCAAGCAAGCATGACATAGTTTGTCCTATGACGCATAGGGAGTGTAATTACTGGCCTACTAAAAAAGCATGCTGCACACATTTTGGACTGATAGATCCAACGGAGACCAAAGTAGAAACACATAATACAGATAGCGATGAGTAGAAAAAGACAGGATATAATAGACGATTTTTTGAGAAATCCACAAAAGATGCTTCTCAAAAAGCCTTTTCTGCGTGGTGTAGCCAGCGTAGAAATCAATGATAGTAGCGATGGCGAAGAGATACGAACATCATGCCGAAGAAAAGTTAGTCTACCAAATATACGTAAGAAGATTGTTAGCCAAGAGCGATTTGCAAGAGAGCTTGACCCTAACAGTCACGATGTAATCTTTGACAACAACCTTCCTTCAATCTGTGTTAAGCTTGATGATGGTGGTTATCAAGAGATTAAGTTTAAGAGATTTGGTATTGCTCTCCAGCTTCGCATCAAGGAGAAGGTAACATTGTCGCTATGTGGTAACAAGCGAGTACATATACTTCACGATACAAACCCAAGCGAACAGCAGAAAAAGAACTATGCAGATTTTAAGTGGTATTGGGAGAATACAAACCAAGACGGAATAGAAACAGAAGCCGTAGCCACACAATGCAGTTACGGAGATGTTGGTTTGTTAATCTATATGAACGAGAAGAACGAGGTTAGAAGTCGTATTTTCTCTTATGCGGACGGTTATCAGATAATCACACATAGGGATGATAATGGTGAGCCATTGTTAGATTGTGTGTATTATCAAACAGAAGATGGTGTTAAGCACATAGATGCCTACGATGATGTTAATCACTATCATCTTACTGACACCTATATTGAAGATGTAGAAACAGGCGAGGTTAAAGCAGGGTGGAAAATAACCCTTAATGAATCTCACGGCTTTACAGAAAGTCCTCTTATCACCAAACGAGGTAGTGTGCCATGGAATAATGTACAAGACCTTATAGAACTCTTTGAGATTGTGTTTAACCTGTTTGCGGTAATTCAGAAAAGGCACGGATGGGGTATTCTGTATATCAAAGGTAAGTTTAATGAAACAACCAAGAAACTTGCAGGCTCCATTATTCTTAACGACACAAGCATAGACGGAAAAGGCTCTGCTGAGTTCAAGACACCACCTTCTCCACAGAACATGATAGAGTTCTTGCAGTCGATACTCGACCAAATTCAGATAGGTTGCGGTTGCACCTTTATCCTCCCTAAAGATGTTAAGTCGAGCGGAGATATAAGCGGACTTGCAATCCAAATGACACGTTCTTTGGATATTGAGCATGCAGCAAATGCGGTGATAGAATGGCAGAATTTTGTCAGCAAACATTCGAGACTCTTTAAGCAAGGTTTAGCAAAGCAACTTGTGGCAAATGGTAAAAACCCAAGAGCTATAACCGAGTTTGTAGATATGAATATAAGCACCTCTTTCAAGCCTTGGCAACCATTTGATGAATCAACATGGAATCAGATGCTATGCACATTGAAAGGTTCTGGCATTATATCCACAAAGACTGCCGTTGAGAAGAATACCGTATCTGCTCCTGACGAGGAGGTGCGTATGCAGAACGAGCAAACAGAATTAGAGTTAAAGAACCAAGTACAGGACGTTAATAACAACGAGTAAACGATGTTTAGCAACCTATTATATCTTAAAGTCGATAAACTTGACGAAAGCGGAAAGGTAGTTAAAACACTACCCTTCCCTTCCGCATCCGACCAGATAATCTTGGGCACTTATACCTACGAAGCAAAACGTATGGGTGGTACGCCAACGATTACCGACAGCTTTTACTTTCCTCGTTGTTTGAATGACGAGTGGAAGCGTGATGGATATAGCGAAGTATATGCAGAATACGAAAACGAGAAGTTCTGTGTCACATCAGTACCATCTTCCACTAAAGACAACTCTACTCTACTTTTTAAGCATGAGATAACTCTTGTGTCTCGCAGGGAAATACTTGACAACACTCTATTCTTTGACGCTGTAGCAAAGGATAGCGATATGTTTAGTGTTGACAAATATCGCTCTAACCAAACAACGTTTAGTTTTAGTGGTACAATATATGAGTTTGTAGACCGAATAAATAGCAGTTTAGCATACGTAGGCGCTTACAACCCTAAAGCTAAGGAAGAAAATGACAAAGGTTATCATGTAGAGATAACTGAAGGTTACGGAACGGACGATATTCAGGAGTTGTCTTTTAGCGACCAATATATAACAGATGTATTGCAAGAGATATACAATACGTTTGGCTTGACTTACTATTGGAAAGGTAATATTTGCTATGTAGGCAAATTCGAGAACGACCTGACGGACGAAAACAATGTTATCAAATATGGTGTCAACGATGCACTTATCTCTGTAAACGAAGGGAATACCAATAACAAGATTATTGATATGGTTACAGGATATGGCTCGTCAGACAACATTCCTTTCTATTATCCTAACGATGATGAATTTGGTAAGGCTATATATACAACTTCAGGAATAAACGAGAGTCAAGTAGCAATAACATTATCAAAGCTTCAAAAGAATGTAGGTGGCGACTATACTAAAACCTATCAGTTCTGTAAGAGAACTGGTGAAACAATCGGAGTTATCCCTATTGTTCAGTTAAACACGCCATTTAGCGGTGCGAGTGGAAGCCTTGTCGTGAAGAGTGGCGAAAGTTTTGTTCGTATCAAGACCTTTGTAATAAATGCAAAGGCAGGAACAAAGATACACGAAGCCGAGATAAAAGCTTCGCATACAACTATAGACAGCGTTACTATCAAGTCTGATACCTTTGAATCTTATATAGAAGTCCTAAAAAAGACGGATAATAAATACGAGGGTAACAGAACCGACTGGAACGGAAAATACAACGGTGTCTACGAATGTATTGAAGCAGGCTTATACCATATAACACTTAGGGAGACTATAACAGTAGTATCGAAAACAGGTAAAAGTATATCTGTAGATGATGCTATCAACTATAGCTATCAAGGTAGCCTAAAGGTCGATTATCAAAATCAGAGCGAATACTATTGGAAGTACGACAAAGGTATTGTAGAATACGAAGATGGCGGTATAGAGGTTGTCGCACCAAGTACTACTCCTTTTGCAAAATCTGTAGTAACTTTCGAGACAAAGAACAATCCTTCTGTTACTGTCTATACATATTATGAATTTAGCGAAGCGATAGATACGACAACAGAAGCAGAAGCTGCAAAAGTATATATTAGTGGGCGTGAATGGATTATGCCTACAGACAAGCTTATGCCAAGTGTGTATCGCAATACAGGTGGCGCACAACGCTTTTATTTCGCAACAGACAACATCTCTGAGGAGTATCGTGATATTTACTTAAACCCAAGTACGAACAAACAATACGAGTTTAAGAATAAGTATAAAGAAGGCAACCCACATCAAGGAAGCACTTCTTTTGATGATATTAAGCCAACTATTAGAGATATACGTAACGATGTAATACAAGCAGACGGTTTAGGTCAGTTGTTTGGTGAAATTGCAGACGTTGCATTTGATAGTGCTGATAGTGATGTAAAGGACAGTGATGGAAACTTTGTACACCAATATTTCTATATAAAGCTGCATAAGTTTAGTGGCGAGTTTGGTTTCAATCTCTTTAGTAGTGCTCTTGAGGAAGAAGCTAAGATAGAGATGATAGATTGCCAAGGTTGCCCTGCATGTTCTTTCCCAATAAGGGTTGTTTGGAATGCTACAAAGAATAAATGCTATAATTGTGTTAGTGTAGACAAAAACGGCAACTTAAAATCGTTAAGAAGCGAGGCTAACGATTACATCCTAAGCGATACCGAAGCGCAGTTAGATACACTAAACCAAAACACTTTATTTACCGAGGTTTGGATTGCTGTACAAAAAGACGCTTCTACACTTGGCTTGGTTATGCCTAATGTAAATGGTAATTTTAAGCCAAAAAGCGGAGATAAATTTGTAATAACAGGTATTAACCCCCCAAAGGTATTAACTCTCGCAGCCGAAAAAAGACTCGACAAAGCTCTGATAAAATATATGAGCGAAAACAACATGGATAAATTTGATTATTCTGTTAAGTTTTCACGAATATACTTAGCTGAGCATCCGAACTTTGCTCAGAAGCTAAATGAAAATGCAAAGGTTTGTCTTGAATACAATGGAGAACGTCACGAGTTGTTCGTAAATAACTACTCTGTAAAGCGTGATGGTAAGATACTTGCAGAAGTAAGCGTAGAACTTACCGAAAGTGTTGAACCTACACAGAGCGATATTAAACAGATAGTAGATAGCATAAAAAATAGTATCTCTTTCGGATCATCGGTAGGCTCAAACAAATTTAACGCTTCTACAACCGACAAATTATACCTTTCCAAGCTCAAGGACGACACAGCGCAAGGTCTTATAACCTTCTCGAAAGGGCTAAAGTCGCAGGATGTCATCAAGGCGATAAACGGAATGAGCTTAGGCTATGGTGAGAACTATGTGAATGGAGCTGGCAATGCAAAGTTGGCGGATGTCATTGTTGATAGAATACACGATAAGAATAGTACACCTTCGGATAGAGTAATCATTGGAGCGCAAGGTTTCGACCTATATATGGGCGATGATGGTAAGAGCCACCTCTATGTAGACTATCTGACCGCAAGAACGAGGATGTTTGCTGCGAGCGTAGAGATACGCAAGGTTAGCTATTCTGGCGGAACAACCATCTTTAGCAATGCTGGCTCACAGATAGCTAAGGTTAGCTATATCTACGACGCAGCGAAACAGAAGGTAATCGCATATAAGTGCTATGCGGTTGCAGACGATGGAACGACCAAGACGATGAACTGGTGGCATGTAGGAATGATGGCTCTCTGTCAGACCTTTAATGTTAAGGCAGGAGAATCAGAGGCTCTTGCTAACAGATATTACTGGCGTATGGTTGTAGGTGTGGGGCAAGAGAAGATAGATGGCAAGCTCTACGATTACGTTATACTTAGCAACGTCAAGGAGTTTCAAGGAAATCTGCTGACCATACCATCTTTCGCAGACAAAACGCTTGCTAATGAACAGAGCAAAAAACTTGTATGGGGAAACGTCATGGTCGAGGTTACTATGGACGAGGGCATGCAGACTCTCGCTTCATTGTTTGCAGAGCAAGAAGGCACGGATGTAGACGACAACGGCAATAAGATAGCAGACAGGGTGTTTTATGGCTATGATGGCGAAGAGCCTGATGCTCCTGCGCCTTACGATGTTATCGTACAGGTGGGCGACCAAATTCAATGGAAAAAGTATGGCAACGTGATTAAGCTGTCTACCTCTACAGAGGATAGCGCTACAGATAACGCTCCTGCTATCACCATGTACCATAAGCTCGGTGCACCACATTACACAGGCAGCTTGGACGCAAACGGCAACAAAATTGTGAACCCTTACCAGTGGAAGATAATCACAACGATTATCTCTCCTGAAAAGGTTATGCACAATACCGACAACTTCCAACTTTTCCAGGGCACGCCTGACAATATCATCGACCCTATCACGATAATGTACGACATTGTGCCTTCCGTGACTTACTACACTCGCCATCCGTCTACGCAGACAACGACTCCTACCGATATTACCTTCTCGCTTCGCAAGCGTACAGGCAACAAGGTTGAAACTCTGACCGATGCGCAGATATATGCCGAATACACTCTCTTGAACGGAAGTAGTGCGACCATGATATTGCCTAACAAGGCTCTCTCTGATATTGGCAACCTATATCAGATTACTTCTGTTAAGCTGAAATCTACTATTAAGGAGGCAGACCATGAAGACATCGTTGTAACACTTGACCTGCCTGTACTTACGGACGGAGTTAAGGGCGACCAAGGTGCAGCTGGTAAGGACGGAACGAACGGAATTGATGGTAAGGATGGTAAGACTCCTGCTGTTGTATCTACAACATATCAGTATGCCATTACTGCAACTTCGGCAAAGCCTGCTGATAGCGAGTGGAAACCTGTTATGCCCGACCCTTCTCAGTATGAGGGTCAATTCTTTTGGACTAAGACAACGACAACGTGGAGTACAGGCGATAAGACAGACACTTTCAGTTGTGCCTATATCGGCACTGATGGAGCTAATGGTACGAGCGTAACTATCAAGGGTACGCTTGGCAGCATTTCTGAACTTCCTACAACTGTAACAGCAGGCGATGGTTATATCATTGATGGTTTCTTGTGGGAGTACACAGGCACAGATACCGAGGATGCTAACAACCATAACGGCTATACCAACGTAGGTAAGATTAAAGGTGAAGATGGTAAGAATGCAACGCAATATTACATCCATACCGCATGGATGAAGGCTTCCGATGGCACAGGCTTTACGGTTGCGAATCCAAATGGTGATGCTTACCCTTATGTTGGTACGCTTGTCGATGTAAATGAGAATGACTCTACCAATTGGCGTGATTACAAGTGGACTTATGTCAAGGGAGCCACAGGTGCTAAAGGCGATAAGGGTGCGGATGGCGTAGATGGTGCGGATGGTACAGATGGCTTGGATGCACTCGAAGTCACCATCAAAAATGCGCCTTTGGTCTTCGACACGAACGATAATGGTGTTGTCAGTTCTTCGGCAGTACAGACAGCAGAGATATGGATAGCAAGAGAAGGGAAGAATGTTATTGCCGACATTAAACAACCAAGCATAACAGGCAGTTTAAACTTTACGATTGGAAGCGATAACGCAGTTATCCGCAAGACTTCGGAATGCTTACAGATTATCTTGAAGGGCATTGGTATAGCTAAAGAGTCGGTAAATGGTAACTACGTTAGCAAGACGAGCGGATATGTGGTAGTGTCGTTCAACGATGGTACTAACCCGTTCTCTCGTCAGATTGCCTTTAGCGTTAATGTTTCAAGATTCAATAGCTCTGTTATTCAGACTGCCAAGCTTTATGAGCGGAAATACACAGAAGTTAGTAACAAATATGACGCTCTGCCAGAAGAAGTTAGGGATAAGGCGAGCTTTTCCGAATATAACAGCGCAATTAAGCAGACAGCAAGGGAAATCTCTCTTAGCGTAACAGAAGAAGCAGCGAAGAAGCGTAATCTCCTCGTTAATTCTGACTTTATGAGAAATGGCGGATTCTATATCTTCCAAACGCTTTTTGCAACAATAGAGCGTTATGATAGTCTCAACGATGAGAATGTTTGGTATTCCTATCCGACAAACCAAGTTTTTTATTCTAAGCTGATGTGGGAAGGCAGTAAGGTTGGCGACATAGACCGAGGAAGTCATAATATCCCTATCGTAATAGGAAAGAAATACACCATCTCATGTTGGGCAAAGGTTTCTGATACTTCAGTGCCTTTGACCTTACAAGTGTACAGTCAGGTAGCACAAACAGGCAACAGCGCAACAGCTTCAAAAGGCGACTTGCTAAACCAAGAAATTATGCTCGATGCCGCAAACGTGTGGCAGCTCATTTCCTATACCTTCGAGGCTAAAGGCGACTATCCGTATTGCTCTGTGCGACTATTCTTCCAACCGCTTTCGAGTACTCGCATTAAAGGTTACATATCGCAGCCGATGCTGGAGCAGGCTGACTCGTATAATGGCTGGACTCTTGCCGCGGAAGATTATGTATATCGCAACGGTAATATGCTCGACAACACACGCTATCTCGATGTCGGGGGTAATCTTACACAGGTTGGCACTATCGTTAACAATGCTAAGGATAATTGCAGTATGAGCGAAGCAAACGTAGACTTAGCAACCACCGCCAGAAGGACAGGCACACTTCTTCGATACAAGATTCCGCTCGAAGCCCACACCGACTATGTGCTTTCATTCTACGTCCGCAGCAAAGACCTTGAAAGTAAGCAAAACGTAATCTGTACAATTAATCTGGAAAGCGGAGCGTTCTTTGCCGAAGGCTACATGCAGACAGAGAATGAAAATGTAGGGCATATATCTAATTACATCTATCTGCATGGAAACTCTCCAACGTCTGGCTATATGCAGTTTTCATCCGTTTCCCAAGAATGGACTAAGGTATGCTATCACTTCTCGCTTAATAGCAAGAACACTGCACTGCCTATCTCCATCCTCGCTTATGCACAGAATGGCGCAGGCGCATTGCAGATATGCCAACCGAAACTCGAAAAGGCAGTTACCAACACCGCCTGGACGGAAGCAAAGCAAGACGTAGCCTTCAAGGATAAGTATAAGCGAGCAGGCATAGACCTTGACGCTGAAACTATTCGCCTTAGTGCCGAACGGACTATCATAGATGGCGACATGTATCTGAAAGGTATATTGATAGAGAATACTGCCGAGCCTGTTAAAGCCGACCTTTTCCCTATCGTATGCGACTTGAAGCAGAATAAGTCTATCGCAGTTGGAACGTACACAGGCACAGAATCGTATGATACTGGTAGTAAAATGCAATTCGTTCTCCTGCCAATGGTTTATGACGTTCCATGTATCAATTCGGATGGCAACGAAACAACCGTAGCAGGACTAAAAGAGTCAGGAGTTAAGCTTACTATATTCTCAAAATATAACCCTGTAGTCTCTAAGTGGGCAACAGCAAGCAGATTGAGATACCGAGATTCTGAAGCAAACTCTGATTGGGGAGGTCTAAAGCCTTATCAGATATTGCACGATGCTATAACTGTTGTCTACGCAGACCCTCGTATCGCTTTCACAAAAAACTACGAAAGTGATACTAATTCCAAGGTATTGCCTGAAGGTTCGCCCAAACCATCTTACAATGATGGTCGATACAAGCATGGATGCTTCGTTTGTAATGGTCGAAGAAGTCGTATGCTCTTGCTTATGCCAGGACAGGCTCTTCACCTCACTTCCTCGGTCGAGAAATGGGGCAATGAAGACGTATTAATGTGGTATGTTGACAATGCGAGCGAATTTGAGCCGACAAGCAAAAATGTTCAATTTGGTGACTCGGTGTACACTTACAACTGGGAGCATGCAGCATATAGCGACACGCACGATAATTCCTTCCCTGGTGATACTATCAATGGCATGGAAGGTTATCGCTACGAAGATGTACTCTTTGCACCTCCTCAGCTCTCTAACGACTATCCTGCCAACGATAATCTTGGCTACGAGATAATAAAATCAGAGGTTCCTTTGGTAATTCCGCTATTCTAAAAATTAAAACAAAAAATATTATGGAAGAAGAGAAAATTTTAAATGTCACGCAACTCGAAGTCGTAGACAGATTGAAAAACGAGGATGTGATATTGCTCATCCGAGATACAGGTAACGGTAAGCAATGTTATCAAATAAAAGGCTTCGACTTTCGAGGCGAGTCGGCATACGAAGCTGCACTAAGTCAAGGCTTCGAGGGAACTTATGCAGACTGGCAAGCGGAAATTGGCAAAACAATACAAGTGTCCGCAGCTGTTGATGCTGCTAATAAGGCAGCAGATAGCGTAAAATCTCTTTTAGATGCTTTTGCAAGCACTAACCCTTATATTGGTTTTGCCCGTGTTTCGGGAGATGCCGACCCTACTCCTGCCACAGATTTCGTGTATGGTGGTAGAACGTTGGTAAGAGAAATAGGTAGCCATATCAAACTCGGAACTATTAAGCGAATTGGCAATGATGCAGTGTTGCAGCATGAATGTGCTAAAGGTCGTATCACTCTTGCCACCAATGGAGACGAAGTGGCTGTAGATGGAACAGAAGGCGACTTGCTCGTATATACAGATATTCCTCTCTATCTTCTTAAAGCTAACGAAGTTGTTAACTCTAAGGAGATGAGCTGTATGGGTGTAGGCGTAGTGCCTTGCTATTGGCAGGACCATGCCGCTAAACGTCTCGACTGCTTCGGCATTTCTCCTTTTTATACCACCAACTGCAAGTTGGAAGGCGATGAGCGAGAGCAGGCACATTGTGTCATCACAGACAAAGCAATAGGTTGGATAAAACCTTCTTACAATGTTATTTTTAAAGAGGTACTAAAAAAGAACGGAGCAGGGTATCCTTCACAATTTATATCGGGATTAAAAAGTATAATAGAAGCACAAAATAAAAACGCAGACCCTTCTACTAATTCCCCTTATATGGGATGTTACTACGAGTTTTACGAGCTGTTGCTTATAATGATGTATGTAGAGTGTGGAACTCTTAATACTACCGACCTTTACTCTATGGGTGTTGGCTGTACTATACAAAATGGTGTGGATGAGAACACTTGGAATAACGAGCAGATAGCTGCGAACTCTGGCGCAAAATTATTTAGTAAAAATGGTTTAGAGTCGATATTTGTAGGTTTTTGCGAAAGGTCTTTGAAAAGCGGGAACTCCTTATATTCTGTCGCAGACGAGGTGTTTGGGGGTGTTTTGTCTTGCATAATAAAAAGCGGAGAAGTATTATCTTTGCTCGATAGCATCACTAAAGCTGGTTTTCAATCATTTGTAGGCTCATCGTCTAATGTCTTTTATTACGATGAGAATAATAATATAGTATGTTCTTCTGATGGAAGTATAAATCTAACTACAGGTGTAGGAATGGAGATAAAAAAGCGATACTACATTGTGCGTAATGTCCCTAATTGCGAAGGTATCAAAGAGGGAGTTATGACTGCTGTTGTCAACTGCTATGTTAAGATGAGTTTGGCTGATGGTATTTTTGTTAATTCTACTGATTTAACAGGAGGCTATGCTATTCTAAAATTTTCAACTTCCATCTATCGTGGTTTTAGTCTGCCTATGGATGGTTTATTTAGACAACTTAGTGGTGCGTATTATGTGACAGGACGGACTACAAGCGGATTTTACAGTAAATTCTATTGTGCTGACAAATGGCAAAATACTGCGCCTCTTACTGATATTGATGTCTATAATGACATCGGAACAAAGTTTAATGTTCTAAAAGGATTAAACAATGAAGTTAAAACGCAAGGCAATAGTGGTTGGGTAAGCAAGGCTAACTATACGTTATCTTTGTTCAATTTTACAGAATATTCTGCAAGTGAACACACTCATGAAGTACAATATGTGTGGGATAGTGCCTATTGCTGGGGAGCTGAACCAGACGGCTTGATTCTAAATAACAAAGAATGTGTAAAAGCTCTTTGTGTTGGATGCAATTGGGATAGTACAGAAGTATCGGCACGTTCTGTTAATTGCAACAAGTCTGCGAATTTCACATATCAAAATTACGCAGGTGCTTTTTCCGTTTCCCCACTCAAATTAACCTAAAAAGCGAAATAGACAATGAAAGCAACAAGACAATTATTCGACGCACCACAAGAGCGTGTGCAAGTATGTGAAAGTGGTAGAATTTTGGTGGTAACAGGTGAAGAAATCGTAAAGTCGGTAGAATCTGTTCCTACAAGTATGAATAAAAATGGAGAGCTTATCTACTCTGAACAGAAAAAGACTCAGTATGCCTACAAAACTTATTGGCTCAACAATCCTGCAAAGTCTGTAGATGCGCTCTCTGTAGCCAAGCAAACAGTGCTCAACGAACTTGCAGCCTATGATATTTCGTCAGAGATAAATTCCTTTAACGTAAACGGAATAACAGCTTGGTACGACAAGGCAACACGTGTAGGACTTATGAACTCCACAACAATAGCTAAGAGCCTTGGCTATAAGATAACAACCCTTTGGTTTGGCGATACAAAGTATGACCTTGATTGCGACAAGGCTATTGACTTGCTCTCCAAAATTGAGATGTACGCCATGGAATGCTACAACCGCACAGCAGCTCATCGTCAGGCTATCGAGGAACTGACAGACATCGCAGACGTGTTGCAATATGATTTTAAGGTAGACTATCCTAATAAATTGGAGATAACACTATGAGTTGGCACAAGATAAACAGCCGAGACATACTCGGCTTATGCCTGTGGTTCATGGTAGCCCTCGTAATTGGCTGGGTAGCCTACACAATAATGATAGCGAGAGAGATATATCAGTTTTTTCGCTATCGTCTTGAGAGATTTGAGTGGGAGGATGTGGTGAGATACAGCCTCGTGATAACCCTTGGATGGCTCGTAAAGAGCTGTTTAGAGTAGAGCGAACAGCCTACTCTATACCTTTTATATTAATTAAAAAACAAACATTATGAAAGCAAGCAACAGATTAATTGAAAAAATTAAGGAATTTGAATGCTACAAATCAAAAGCTTACCGATGTCCTGCTGGAGTGTGGACTTGCGGTTATGGACATACTAAACATGTTACACCTCACACTTCCTGCACTAAAGCACAGGCAGAACAATGGTTATTGGATGATTTAAAGCCGATTGAGATATTCCTCTCGGCATCAAAGGAGATTACTAAAACACAAGGACGCTTTGATGCCTGCGTAGACTTCTGTTTTAATCTTGGTATACCATCCTTCCGTAAGTCTACATTGTTTAAGCTTATCTTACAGAAGGCTTCTGATGAAGATATAACTAATCAGTTTAAGCGATGGATATATGCCAAAGGTAAACCTTTGGAGGGTCTAAAGAAGCGAAGAGCGTGGGAATGTGATTGTTGGACTGAATAATAGATATACGTATGATAGTAAATAATATGACTACAAGTTCGGGCAAAGCTATAGTAGTAGGGACTATGGGAGGTGAAGCATTACTCGCACTTTATGATTTAAGATGGATGCTAATACTGATAGTAGTATTAATACTTGCCGATTTTTGGTTTGGAGTCAGCGAAAGCTTGCACAAGCATGAACATTTTAGGTTTTCGAGAGCAGGTCGCAGAACGTGCAATAAGGCTGTTGACTACATTACATATCTCATTCTCGGTTCTGTCCTTGGTCTTGCTATCTTCGAGCCTTTAGGATGGGCTACGCATACTACTACGGCTGCTGTAGGACTTGGACTTGGCTGCATATGGGAATTGGATTCTATAATAGGTCATGTCTGCGTCTTACATGGAATTGATAACAAGTTTTCGGTTAAGCGTTTCATCATTGCATTGCTTAAGAAAAAAGATGCAGATATTGGCGAGGCTGTAGAAGATGCTTGGAAAGATGAAACGAAAAAGTAGAAGCTTATGAAAAAGATTCTTGGAGTGCTGTTATGTATCTCGATGATACTGAATATATTTCTTTATTTAGAGCATAGCAGCATTGAAAGTAAGAATGTATGCGACACGACTAAGGTAACGATTGTTGATTCTGTAAAGAAGTCATTCCCTGTGCCAGTAGATAGCTTTGTTGTTAGATACATCACAAAGTCGTTACCAATAGCAAGAGATAGTGCTACTAAACATCTCGTAAGCGATAGTGTAAAGGTTCAGATACCAATTTCTCAGAAGGTCTATGAAGATACGCTGTATAAAGCTTACGTTAGTGGGTATGAGCCTAAGCTTGATAGTATTACCATTAAACAGAGAACGACCTATATTACTCACACAATACGTGACAAAGAGTCACGGTTTAGAATTGGGTTACAAGCAGGATATGGTCTGACGCCTAAAGGTATGATGCCTTATTTCGGAGTAGGTCTATCATACAGACTTGCACCATAGATACACAAAGATATAAATTAGTTTTTTAAGGTAGATTTGTTTTTGGATAACATTGCCTTGCTTGTCTGCGAAGATAGGCAAGGTTTTTATTTATCGCTAAATCAGCATTTCTAAAACGATATAACGATATTTTCAAAAACGCCTATAAATGTATGAATATCAATTAATTATACGCTTGCAAAGTTAAAAAATATCGGTATTGCGTTAATTAAGTTAATAAAAATGAGAGCGAAAAGAGAAATTGTTTATTTTTGCAAAAGATATAATATTGTTCGTCAATACTTCTATCCGTCTGCGAGTCGTAGTATAGTGTAAGGTTATTAGAGTCGGTATAGAAGTACTTACGTCTTACACGAAGATTGTACATCACTTGTGTAATTCTTCGAGGAACGAGAGAAATATGATGCTTGGTTTTTTGCTTCATACCGTATATCAACCGTGTGCGCTCCAATCCCCACAGCTTCTTTTGCGACTTGCTGCGCTTTTCTTTCTCTTGCGGTGTATATGCTCTTTTGCTGCCATCCTTTAGATTTTTCGACCTCTGCTTATTTAGTTGTTTTAGAATTACTTCGTTGTGAGAAACCTCAAGACACCTTGCAATGCGCCAAATGCTTGATGCAGGAACACCTGTAAGCTGACTAATCTCCTTTGCAGTCGTTGTAGGATATAATTCCTTGACTTTCGCCCAGAGTTCTTCGTTTCTTTTCCCCATAAGCTATTTTCCTGTTGAACCATAACCACCATCACCTCGCTCTGTAGGCTTGAGTTCGTTTGTTTTCAAAAGCAAGATATTTGTACAAGTCTCAAGATGAAATTGAACTATCTTGTCGTCAACTTTATATCTCGGCATATTAGGCATAATATGATAAAAAACAGCAGAAATCTCACCCGTGTAGGCATCATCAACAGTTCCTATGGAATTACTGAGAACCATTCCTGTTTTCCATACAGACGAGCGTGGACGGAATGTAAAACACCTTGATAAGTCAATAGGTTTTTCCCGACACTCAATCTGCAACGCAAAACCAAGACCGTACTTCCATACGTTAGGAGCGACCTCTTCTTCTGAAACAGCGTAGCAGTCATAACAGAAATCATCATCATGTGCCTTGGTTGGCATAATAGCGTTCTCGTTAGTCTTTTTGAATAAGACAGGAACGCCTGCAATCTCGGTAAAGCGGTCAATTTCAAGACCACCAACATTCACTTTACCATAGAACATATCAGCAGGACGAGTATAAACCTTATTGTCGCCATAGAGTGCTTGATACACAACTTCTTTTTGCAGAGTTTCGCTATTTGTAACCTCTGCGATAAATTTGTAATAATTTCCTTTGTAATGTCTGTAAATCTTTTCCATTTAAATATTATTTAATATTATTTTTTACTAAGTCTTTCTATTTTTTTAGTCGTTTATATTTTTCCCAGTTAATATCCTCTGTTTGAGAATCTATCCAACATATTGATGTTAGCGGTATGCGTATAGAATGGTATTTAGGCGAATGCACACAAATTTCAGCAATAATATTACCATTGCTGAAATCGCAATCCAAGTACGCTCCTGTATATTGTTTCTTTTCAAGCCCACCTATACAATCATTATCAAAAGTCAAGACATCGCCATTCATAAGATGTATATCAACAACGACTTCATAAATATCGCCACTATCTTCTATTAGCTCATCTAATGTATCGGCATTTACTGCACTGGAATCTTGCATCCACCCAAAGACTTCTTTAAGTTCCTTGGCAAGTTGTTCTATATGTTCGTTAGTCATACTTCTCTTTTTTATATTTTAATTTATGAAAACTACAATATTGATAACAAGAGCTTAGTTTATTTATCTTATTACACCATCCAATACCACTACAGTCTTCGTCTGAGAACGCTTCGCAATTCCCACAACATTCATCATCACCCATCACAGAGAACGCAATAAGGAACTCTCCGCTATGACAAGAAAACCGATTCTAAGACGTATACAAGGCTCTCCAATGATAATATCCTCCCTTTTTAGCGTTATTGTAGGCAAAAAAATATATAAACCAGTTTGCTCTATTATTCCTCAATAATGATACTCCTTTATATTTTACTTTATATTTCATTTTAATATTTTGTCTAAGAGTGGAAACATAACACCTTTTTCGTAGGGAGCGATATACCGCTTACCTGTTGTGACAAAAGAAGGTAGCGTTATTAGTAGAGCTATCAAATAGACTGCCAACGCTACGAGGAATATTATTCCCCAGACTATTCTATTCACCATCGTCCGTGTTTTTTTTTATATCGTAAGATAAACTATCAGCTAACATTGTTAGCACTAATTCCCTGTTCACTTGGCTGTCCTCTATAATCTGCGTAAAGAGTGTTGCAAGCTCGTAAGGAAGATTCTCCTCCACCTCGGCTACAGGAGCGAGCGTAACCTGTAAGTCGTCTTTTTTAATGTAAGAAACTTTTAGATTTTCAATCATAGCTATTCTGTTTTGGTTGGTTCACTAAGTTTTAGCATAGAGTTGTCGTATTGGTCGATAACGTCTATTCTTTCATTTAACTTCTCTTTTAGAGCTTCAAGGTATGTTTTCTCGTATAGCCTTGCGTACTCTCTGCTTTCTACAACAATACGAAATTGAAGCTTTCTAACCTCTTCTTCGATATGCCGTTTATCCTTTTTCGTTAGTTCCATCGTCTATTACTTTTACTTGAATTGATTCGCCACTATCCTTACAACGTAATGTTTCGGAAGTGTACACATTGCCTATTCCTTCTGCGAGATTATGTTGATGATAAATCTCTCGGTATAGATAGTAAGAGCGAGCTATGAACTTGCGTTGCTCCTCGTTTGGACAGCTACCTCCATTCCATCCATAACTTGCGCCACGACCTAAACCTGGAGTAACTAAGGATTGTAAGTCTTGAAGATTTCTACACAGTTCAAAGTGAGTAGATTTGTCTATAAATAGAAGAGTGTTGCCAAGTTCTGTCTGTCCTGCTGCGAACCTACTACAATCCTCTACACAACGAGTCATCAGCATTAGCTGTTCCTCAGTAAGTATTATTTGATATTTCTTTGTTTTGTTCATAATCTTCTTTTACTTTTTCTCGAACTTAAAACCTGAGCCTTTGTTATACGGTGGTCTTTTCTTCCACATCTGCCGTTATCTTTGGCGCAATACAATGCCCACCTTGGCTCCCAGTAGTGCTTAAACTTAGGCAGTTCTTTTGTTATATCAACTCTACATAGTATCTGTTGCAGATAAGGGACGCATCCTTGACAAGCTCTCATTATCTTCTTTGCCAACCTAATCTTCATCGCATTTATATATTAAGTCAAGTATCTCTTTGAAATTTGGGTTATCAATAACAGCTTTAGCATCTTCTTTATTGTTGAATGTAGGAATCAAACCATGTATAATTGTTGGATTTAGATAACTTTGAATATAATATGTAAGGTCACTTCCATCCAAGTTAATACAATATACTTTTGCTCCTTTTTGTGGATTTTTCTTGTTGTAATACTCAGCAATATTCAAGAGCTGATTTAGAGCCAGAAGTCTTTCAAGCTGTCTTTTGTTAGTAGCATTGTTTTTATCATCTCTTGCATCAAATTCTCTTATAAAATCTATTTTTCCACGTTTATTAATAAAATAGTATGTATTATTAAACAACTCTTCTGCTATATCTTTATAAGTAAGAACCTTCTTGATAAGCTTGAACTTAATACATTCATAGGTTGAAGTTTCTTCATCTATCTCGTAACCTTCAGGAACTTTAATTTTAATTTCTTTTGTTTCCATATTGTTTGTTTTTGATTCATTATTTCATACACTTACTTAATTTTCTCATCAATCATTTTGAGATAATGAAGTGTATTACCGATGGTAGTCACATCCTTGCAAACACTGTTGTAAGAATTAGCAACTTGTTCCAAATCCTTGATAATTTGTTGTAAATTAATTTTGTCTTCCCAATCAAGAACTACTACTTTTCTTATTTCTTCTTTCATAAGCTATAATTATTTAAGTTCGACCGCCTCATCCTCCCAAGACAACTCTCTTCCAATAAGCTTCTTAATGCTGCCTTTTGGTAGTTCTAGGCACTTACAGCATCCATTATCATCTCGCCAACTATCATCAACCTTTTTAGGTTTAGATACAAACATAAGTTCCATGCCGAAATAATTAACACATACCCATGCAGTATTTCCATTCCATTCTTCTATTCCCCCTGCGACATTAAGATTCTTCTCGACAAATCGCAAGGTTTCATGCAAATTGCTTAACTCTACATCAATATCAAAGTCATCTGGGTTGTTTGCCAAAATATACTCTAATCTATTAGCGCACATTACTACAGCCTTTTTTGATACAAAGCGAGAAAAGGTAATACTATCTGTATCATCCAAATCTTTTTGGACATCATTACCGACAACTGGGTAATCAAAATTCCGAGCATAGTTACATTGTTTCTTTCTTAGGATAATCATAACTATTCCTCCTCACTTTTAACTCCAAATGGAGTACCATCAACAAAACTACATTTATTAAAAACGTCTTCAAAACATATCAAATTTTTTTCATATACAATTCCGCTATTAGTTACTCTTGTAATACAATCTCTGATATTAAAAGTATCACATGTCCACCCAAACGGCTCATGCTTCAGCATTTCACACCAACATTCTTCTGCATCCTTGAATGGACGGAACTTTTGCTCTGGCTTGATGCGATACTCAAAAGATTTAAATGATAGGTCAGGAATTTGGGTTACTTTCTTCCAGTCTTCATTAAATCCTTTACTTCTATACTCTATATTCTTTCCTTCTGCGTATGCCTGGATAATAGGCAATAGCTCTGCTACTTCTTTACGGTTCATACTTAATCCTCCAACTCTTTAAGTGCATCATTGCATCTTTGTATATTCAAATCCATATATGTCATAAGATGTTCATCTTTGCCTATATACATACCTTTTGTTAAAAAGAGACCATCCTTAATCTCTTTGATTAACTCTTTCGCTTTTTCTTTGCTCATTGCTTATCCTCCACAAGGAAATGGTCTTTAATATGTTTCTCTGCTTTTAACTTAGACTTGAACTTATGTTCTTTAACCATCCAGCAAGTGTGATGGTAGTAATCTATATACTTAATAACATAAGCTTTTCTGCTTACCTTTATTATCTTATACTCGTTACAATAGGTTCGATATTCAAATCTAATCATATTCTCTTCTTTTTACCCTCTCCCTTTTACAGGAGAGGGTGGTAAATTATAATTCAAACTCTTTGATTACTTTAGGTAATTTATCGTACCCCATGGCTACATGATGCTTCTTGCAAGCATCAATAGCTTTTTCTTGAGTATCAAAATAACTAACACAGCGACAGAGATTTGTAGACTTATCTTCTTCAATGTATCTAAACTCAGTACCAAATCTGCTTTGTTTACCAACTAATGCTCTAAAGCCTTTTTCATCTTTTGTAATTCTATATTTCATAATTCTATTTATTTATGCCCGAAGGCGGTTAAACTATTCTTTCTTTGTGCAGAAACTGACTAAAATCCACCTCATTGTGAATAAGGACGTTTACAGCCATTAAACCATCTATGAGAAGTTCCAACTGTTCTTTGTTGATTAAGAACAATCTTCTTGCTATCTTCCCACTTTCGTAAGCACCAAGAAGAATTTTATCGTTTTCAACTTCTATGTTCATAAATGGTTTATCCTTTGCTGTTATATCCAAACTATATTTGCCCATACTTATACCTCCATTTCGTGATTAATACCAAGACCGAAGAGAAGATGTTGGAGTTGATGAACATAAAAGCAACCACAGATAACTTTATCCTCGTGAGTTATTTGAAAATATCTGTGTTTTAACATATCATGCACATCCTTAAACATTTCGATAAAGAAACCAATGAGTTCTACCTTATCTCCAGCATAAGGTTTATAAGTAAAAGAATATTGCCCACCATTTTGTTTCCATCCATTCTTCTTTAGAATCTCGGGAGTGAGAGGAATCTGAACAATATTATCCTTATCAGCATATTGAATTTCTCCGTTTTGGAACTTGATTTGATATGAGAGTACTTCATTTTCGTTTTCTGTACCAATTACCTCAACGATATATTTCTTTATGCCTACATATACAGAGACCAAATCTCCTGGAATGTATTCTAATCTATTCATACGCTTACTCCTTTACTTCTTTAAAGATTATCCAATTACCGTCAGAACGCTCATAAGCGCAACACTCACCAGGGCAATTGTCACTATTTTCAAAATAACACCCTGTGCACGAAGGACTCTCGACAACTTCAAGAGTAATCCTTTCTCCTACTTTAAGCTCTTTCATAATCTTTATTATTTAACGTCTTTAATATAGCACCACTTAGTCGTTATTACCTTCTTCCTTGTTAAAGTTATCTACCCAAGTATCTAAGGCTTTAATACACTTATCAGGAAGTTCTTTGGCTGTAGGATTATCTTTTAGATAGTCTATTGTTCCTCCTACACCATATATTATATATAATTCTCTCTTAGAAGGAACAAATGTAATTACTAATGTTGAAATAATTAATAATGTGTATGCCCAGTGTTTAGCCTTAATAAAATGTTTGTAATCAAGTGTTTCAAATATTTCATCTGTTGTACAAACTAGATTTGCAAAAACACTAGCAACACTGAATAACACACTTGCTATAAATATCAATACAAATAAAAAATTTATATTATCTAAAACGTTTATCCAATATAATGTACTCATTTTTTACCTCTCTTTCTGTTTAAAAGTTTTTGACCATATTCTTTTGGTGTAGTTGTGTTAACTATTAATTTTTTCAAGTCCATATTTAATCCTCCACTTTTTTAGTAAAACCCATCTGAATATTTTTCTTTAAACACTTCTTCTGTTAGCCACTCTTTACTATGCTCTGTTCTGAGAAAGCGTTTAACTTTGCCCGACACAAATCCTGCTTTATCACGAGGAGTATTTTCGCTCATGTATATTGTAGGAACACAGTTTACAGATTTGTAAGCGGTTATGTATTCATCAGAATAAGCAAAATGAAAGGTTTCTCGAAACTCTATGTCTTTAAGTGATATTTTTGCCATAGTTAACCCTCCACGTCTTTAGTTGTACCTAACAGATGCTCGTTGCCTTCGTAAGGGAGACAATAAGTATAACCTCTTTCACATCCAATAGTAACATACTCTTCGTGTGAATTTATGTGGCTAAAAATATTTGCACACCAAATACAATCATCTTCATCTCTTACCAACACCTTATCAAATGGCTTGAACTCATGCTGTTTAGGCAAGTCAACAATCTGTTTCTTTTTTGCATCCCAAGCTTTGCCTTCTTTAGCAAGAGCATCAAAGAGCTGTTGCTTCTCTTCTTCTGTAGCATAGCGTATAGAATAGTCTTTTGGTTTTGTAAAATAAGAACCCTTTTCTATAATTAGAGAATGATTCTCAAGCATTGTTACATAGCGATAAATATGTTTATCATCTTGACCTCCGTATATAAGTATATAGTGATAATCGGTAGAATTAGCAATTACACATAGTATATCACCATCTTTGAACTCTGACTTTTCAATCTCCAAAGTTTCGAGATTCAGCTTACCACCTAATTTTTTTTCGATGTAGTTTATATAGAACTGTGCATCATCCTCAACTTCTATTCCCTTATAGTTACAAGTTTCAAAAATCAAGCTTTCGCTTCCAAAATCAACCTTACCGTCATTGTGGGTTATCACGGCATAAGCACCCCTAAACAAAGTGTAGGTATCATCCTTCCAGCCATTGAAAATGACTTTTGTTGTGCTATCATTACTTACAAGTACATCACACTTCTTCCAGGCAAACTTAGACCAGTCTCGCATTTCCTTTGATGGGAAAATAATACACTCTCCATCATCATACAAGTTGCCATTTTTACAAAAAGTACCTTCTCCACCAGTCATAAAGTCAAACCTCGAACTATAGAAAGATATTTTGAAGCTTTTATCGTCCGCTTCTTTTAACACACATTTACCACAAGCAGAAGAATACAACTTAGTTCCTTGTGGTTTATCTCTAAGGATTTCTGCTATGTTTAGTTTTGTTTCCATATTACTCTTTATAAATTGCGTCAAGAATTGGTTTAAAATTAGGATTAAATATAACAGATATAGCATCCTCTTTAGTGCTAAAGTAAATATTATTATAAGTATAACTAGTATTATAATCTACTGAATAAGCATCGTCACTTTTATTATATATAATACAATATTTACGTTGATGTATGTCACTCCAGTTTGGTTTCCAATCTCTATTGTAGTACTTAGCAATGTTTATCAGCTTAGCAATAGCTTGCGCCTTGGATTCAATTTCTGTACCTCTAACAGAAAAACCGAATTCTACGACCTCTTCGTAAGTAATATTGTTCTTCTTTTTGAGCATTATTACTCCTTTTGTCACGTCTGTATTTTCAGTGTCTAACTCCACGCCTTTAGGTATGTCGATGATAAGTTTGTTATGATTAATTTCTATTACTTTAGTTTCCATTATCTTTAGTTTTTAAGGCACAAGTGAAGCCCTTCAGAAAGCTCCACAAGTGCCGTTGGTTAATCAGTTTTACGTTTTAGTCCAAGTCTACGAGCTTTAGCTTTTATTGATCCGACAGAACGACCAAGGATTTTGGCGATATGTTCGTCAGTATCGAAGTGGTAACGCTTTTTGAGAAGGTTTGTTTGCATCTCCGTCCATTCTGTGTAAGCGTTATTAAATTCTTCGCCTACAGAAGAAGGAAGATTGTAAGCGTTTACACATTTGGAAGATGCCTGGTTGAGATAATCCATATTCGTAATTCTATTAACGATAACATCAATAGAGCGTTTAACGATAGTATCATCAAAAATATCGTATACCTCAGTTTCAGACATGATGTTGTATATTGTATCTTCCAGTTCTTTTGCAGTTCCGTAGAGTTGATTGCTAAAAGAACAATTAATCATGTTACCTCTAAAACCTTGACTATTGACGAGAGCTTCAATCTTCTTGCTGAGAAAGTCCTGTAGCCGTGCGAATTGTAGCGCAGTAAGGATAGCAGTCTTTATATAGACGTTATCGGTCTTGGCTTTCAGCAATAGATTACTGATAGTTGTTTGTTGGCAAATAATATCGTAGGACAGTACATTCTTTATCTCCACAAGGAGAGTGTCATAGATAGTCATTGCGCCAACCTCGAAAGAGCCTTGTCGGAAAGAGCTTACAACAACACGGGAAGAAGCTTCAGCTTTGTTGATATGGAATTTGACAGATTGCCGATAGAGTTTCTTGTTTGTTTTAAGTTGCTCTATAGCCTTTAGTATCATATCGTTTGTTATGTTAGCCAATCCTCCGACTATTACGAAGTAGAGGTTAACATATCTCATTGCGAGTTCTTTTCTGCTTATGTTTGTATCTTTGTCGTAAAACAGAGATTCCAAATTGCTATTTGTCATACAATATTTTATATTGTTCAAGTTGTGTTTCAACCTCGGTGTACTCTTTGTTGTATTTGTCACGTTCAACCCTTGCTTCTGTAATATTGATGTAGCTTACAATGAAAGCGACAATCAGGATAGCGACAATAAAGAACCAGGGATAGCGATAGACAGCTTTATTGATTGTTCTGCCTGTATTCTTTGTGATAGTCCATAGCGCTTTGCCTATGAGCTTAAAACATTCCATAGTTGTAAGGTTCGGAATGAAGCTAATGTCTGTTTTCTGTGCCATAATTCTGTTGTTTGATTATCTTTTTGCTTTACACCAGTTATCTGTTGACTGCCAATATCCTGCGAGCCAAATTTCTTTTGGTGTTGCCTTTGGATGAGCTTTAAGCCATTCTTCGGCTTGTTTGTGAATATCTGCCATAAATGCTACTTTCTTAAAGATTGTCCTGTAAGCGATACATACTTTGTTATAGCTTTCAATCTGTCAACTGTACGTTCGCCATATTTCTCTGCAAGATGTATGACATCATAATTAGTAGAGATAATAAGAAGTTTTCCTTTCTGTTCTGCCAAATCACATAACTCAGCAAAAGGAACACGCTTATTTCCATAGATATTAGATATACTTTCCGTACCAATATCATCTATGTAAACAATGTGCTTAGACAGAACCTCGTCAGGCTTCGTGTTTAGATCCTGTGCTTTATAGCAAGCTACTATCTTTCTACACGTAGCATTAAGGATAAGAGGTAATATCCTCATACCGATAAGAGTTTTCCCAAGACCACATTCTCCTGCAAGTAACAAGCCTCGACCTTTGTTGTCAGACATCCAATCTACAATAGGTCTGTAGTTCTGTTCGCACCAGATAGCTTGCTTGCTAGTAAAGTAGTCAAGTCCACGTTTTAGCAAGTTCTCTGCGTTTTGGATTTTAATATATACCTTGTCGGGTTCAGCAGGATAACCTATATCTTGCAACCGCTCTATAATTGATTTAAAATCTATTTCCATTTGTTACCATCCTCCCTCTGTTACGTTCATTTGTCCTTGATGAAGTATTGTACCATCTTGATGCAATTTCTGCTCGGTAGACGTTTTCTGCTTTTCGTAATTGTTATTATACCATGTCACCAACCGACTCGAAAGCTGAAAAACCTTTTTCATTTCAAACCGCATTTTCTTACCACCGTCATTAATTTCCGTCCAATACAGATAGAAGTTGTTCAGCATCTCTCTGCCATATTTTTCCAAATAAGGCTTGAGCTTTTCTGCAAATTCTTTCTTGCGTTCTTCGACCGATTTTAGTGTGTTAGTTAGTGTGTTAGTTGGTGTGTTAGTAGCTTTTTTTCTAACCTTGTAACTCTTTATGTTACAGATAGTTATCATACTACCTTGGTGTGTTAGTTGGTGTGTTAGTTGGTGTGTTAAGTACATCTTACCAAGCAATGTTCTTACCGTCTGCAAACCAATACATAGTTCGCTCGAAATCTTGCGGATGCTAACAATCAATACCCCTTCATCATCAGCTTCTGAAAGAAGATAAAGGAATAAGTTTACGGCATTTACCCTGTCAAGTTTCATTAAATCACAATATTGTTCTTTGCTAAGTTTGAAAGAGTCCATCTTCTTGATATTAGAATGTTACACACTACAATTACAAATATTGTTTTGCATTGTCTATTTCATGTTGCATGTGCATAAGTGCGATATACTCATCAGAAGAAGGAATATATATGCCTGCAATATTACTGCTCCAGTTACGAAAACGAGTGATTGCCAACGACATCTCCTCTTGTGTGAGCTTAGTTGTTGACCTTAGATATTCCCTATCTGTATCGAGTATACCATCATGCTTCTGGCGAACAAACAAATCTCTATTAACAATCCTCTTAAAGTAGTAGCTCTTAACTTCGTCAAGCGTATTGCCTGTTTGTAAGCCGAAGTAAGCAAGGATAGTATGAAGGTATGAATTGATTTTTAAGGAACGAGGTTGCTTGTTTACGACCTCGACCATTGCTCCTTGCTTAATCAGCTTATCTATACGAAGCTTTAAGTTCTCTACTTCAAGAGGATTCTGTGTGTTATACATCATGTTTAGAATGGCAAGTCGTCTGATTAACCTTGCGATGCAGCCTGCTGTTGAGGTGGGAACGGTGCTTGTGGCTGTGCGTTTACAGGTGGTTGCTGCGGTTGCGTATATGCCTGCTGTTGCTGTTGTAGTGGTTGTTGTGTAGTCTGCTGTGGCTGATTAGCACGAACAACATTCCAAGCTCTTACAGCGTTAAACCAACGACCTTGATATTCGTGAGCGTCAATATCGTAAGATACCGTGACGTACTCACCGACCCGTAAGTTAAACTGTGTAATTTTTTCGCCCATAACATCAAAAGCTACCTTCTTAGGGTATTGCTCTCTTGTTTCGATGACAGCTGTTTGCGAACTCCATGCAGTACCTTTTGCGGATGTACCACTCCTTGTAGGCAACACCGCTATAATCTGACCTGATATTTCTGCCATTTACTTATTTATTAATTATTTCATCAATTAATTTATTTGCGAGGACAACACGCTCTTCCATAAGCTTTATGTCATCCGCTACTCTCTCGATTTCTACCCAATAGATAGGCTTAGATAGCCAAGGACAATAAGTTATAAAGATACCGCTATTTGCGCCAGTGCAACTCATTTCAGCCATCATCTGCCAGTAGTACTTAGGTTCAACCTCTTTGAGTGAGGCTGCATCATGGATGAGTGTGCGATACTTCATATACGTATTGATATTCGGGCATTTAATCTCGATTATCTTAATATCGCCACCATCACGACCATAGATTGCACCATCAGGAGAAGCTGCGAAGTAAGGTATGGTGTCGTGTTTGCAAGAAGAAACTTCGGCTATTTCCACACCAGGGTTGAGTTGTGCAAAGCACGCTCTTGCCTGTTCCTCCATGTCTGCACCCCATTGCATTGCCTTTGTTGTGAATGAGGTTTGATTGATATAATCTTGGAAAATATCATCATCTTTCAAGAAAATAGGGTTAAAGAGACGTTCGCCAGCTACTTGGAACAAATACGCTTTAGCTGTGTCGCTCCATAAATCTTCCTTCTTGCGCCCAGACTTCATGATGTCTGCAACTTTAGATCCAGTGATGCAAGACATTCGATTTCTGTACCACGCCAAACTGCGTTGGTCTATGCCTTCGACTATCATTTGCCATCCTCCTTCTTTGCAGCGTCAGCCTTGGCAGCTTCAGTAGCCTTTGCAAGAATGGTCTCTTTCTTTTCGCTCTCAATATTATCAACATATTCAGGTGCAAAAGCATCAATATCCAAGTCCTGCACATCAGAAGTATTTGTATTGATAACAGCCTGATCAAAAGTAACTGCGTTTTGCATCTCGATTGACTTAGGAGCGTACTTCAAGATAGACTTCATTACGGTTTTCATTGCCATTGCATCAAAATCTGATTTCCAAGGCGAGTTGAAACCGCTACGGAAAGCTTGACTAAATTTTGTAGCATGAGCCTTCACCTTATCAATATCCCAATAGGCAACTTTTGTAAATCCATTAAGAAGCTCAAACTTCGCCATATACCCGATAACGTTATCAGATTTGCGCTGTTTGCGGTCGAAAACATAATCTTCATCAAACTCATCGCCCGATATATACTCACCTTCGTGAACTGGGGCTGCAAGAATCTTCTTAAACTGACCGCTACGTTGACAAAGTTGTAAGAGACCTAAGTAACCGACTTGAAATTGAGCCTTACTACCATAAGGAATAATATAGCATTGTCCCAAAGTTGGTATTACTTGCAGTTGCATTGTTGCAGCCACCATTGCAGCACCAATAATACTCATTGGCTCTGCCTTGCGAAGTTGAGGATTTCCGTTAGCTACGCTTATGACCGAACTCATAAAGCTGTTAGCCATCTGAGGACTATTCCATACTTCGTTAAGTTTTCCGACAACCGCAGGTGAGTGCATCAACTCGCTAAGCGACATATTCTGTTGCTGTGTTGTTATTTGTGTACTACTCATATCTAACAATATAATTTAATATAGTTTTTGTTTTAATTTTATTTTTAATGACGTGAACCTCTCTATGTCTCTGTCGTAACATTTACCTGTACCCTCTATGTAGTTAGCAAGTACTGCTCGAAATTGAATATCGTGTATTGTGTTGCGAGGGAGATTCATTAAGAGGTCGTATATTTTACGTTTTTTGCTTATCGCACGTGCCATGTTGGGATTGTCGTGTTCAAGCCTTGCGAGCAACATTGATACAGACATAGGCTCTACTCTTTAACTTGCACGTCTAAGACGGGCGATTCAACAATAGCAACATTGCGGTAGTCGAGTTGTACACTACCCATGATGTCTTCTATATAGTGCTGTGCGGTCTTGATTGATGAAGCCTGAACGAGATAGACTACCTTTGTCCGCTTTTCCTTTTCAGTTTTTTCGTCGACAGTAATAAACTCCAACTTAGCCTTAAAGAAGCTCTCGTCATTAGCATTGTCTGACAAGAATACTTCCTTATAAGGAGTAGGATTGATATTTACAATATCATATTCCTTGTAGAGCTTCATCTCTTCAGTAATGATAGCTTCCGCTTCTGTGAAAGATGATGCTTCGATTGCGTAGACTTCTCTGACTTTCTTTTCAGAGCCATCCTCTTGTGTTTGTAGCACTTTAACAACAACCTCGAAGAAGTTGCCTGTGCGTGACTTTAATTTTGTTTCCATATTATATGCTTATTTAATTAGTACAATCTCGAACGACTATCACACATATCCTCCAAGGTTTTAACCTTGAACCACTTCTTAGGTCTATTCTTCTTGCTATAGACAGAAGCGTTGCTAAGATATTGACTACACGCAAGATGGAAAGGTGATATGTTGCCACCGAAAAATTCAGATCGTTCTTCTCGGCAAGAATACTTGTTGTGACAGTATGATATACAATTCTGACACATACGTGGTGTATGACTTTTCATAACTAACATTGCTATTCGTATCGCCACTCCCAGTTTTTACAATGATAGCCATAGCCTTTTTGGGGGTTAGGACATGGCTCACGAAGCAGGCAGTCGATACAGGTTGGTTTGTAGCTTGGAGCTAACTTACTTTGTTTCATATCACAAAGAGATTTATTTGTTCAACTCTTCTTCGTCTTTTTCTTCGTCTTTATTAATCCCTACTATTGCGAACGCTGCGCACACAATAAAGAAGATAAACGCTGTTACGAAGAGCGATATTGCAATTATAACCATGCTGATTTCCTCCTTAATTTAGTAACCAAATGGCGACAGCACCAAAAAGGTACTACCGCCATCGTGACTAACATTATAACAAATAAATTAAAAACGGTTAAGTAATTCTTCATAGTGGAGTTGCGAGGACTCGAACCTCGCTCGTCAAGGAACTTACCCAGGGACTCGGTACACAACGCAAATAATATATGAAACACCTCGTAAACAATGTAAATTTGTAAACATTGCAAAACGTTGCTCCAAGTTTGCCAAGCTGCACGACTATCCTTTTGCTCGTGCGAACAACTCCAGTTTGCTGACGGATGGCTGCACAAATCCGATTTCCATGGTTGCTCCTTGCCCAAGAGAGCACCACCCGTCAGCGAGGGCTATGGCGCACAAAAAAATCTACAGATAACCGACATTAAAACCAAGTCTTTTCGCAATGTTTAGAAACAACGAAAGCTCAACATCGTCAACATCAGTACCAACGACCTCACTTTCAACAACGTTGAAGTAAGAGTCTCGTCTATCTAACCTCATGTATGCAATTTTTCTCATAGTTTTCTTTATAAAAGGAGGCTTCTACTGCGAATATGGAGATTTTATGACACCATCCGATTGCTCTGCCCACCGAGCGTATCGACCTCCATTCTACAGGACTTATTACAAGTCAAGTAGGGGCATGTATGAAAAGAGCTAAAACAAAGTGTTCTTCTAAGAAAAGGTGGCGAGTGCTTTCCGAGGCTTTAATCCTACAACACTCAACCACCTCTGCAAAATCAACAAAGATATGAAACAATCAATCTGTATATTTACATCCAATAGGAGGATAGTCGATTATCTTCCAATCGTCCTTTTTTAGATGTATTGCTTCACGAAACACTACGAAAGGCTCACCACCATGTTGCTTCTTGTTGTGAGCAACAATCTTATTGATGATACCCTTTGCGGTTATTCGGAACTCTCGCAAGGAATGAGTATAGTCAGACTTGACATCGCAGACGATAAGCCTATCTCCTTCCCAAAAGATAAAGTCAGGCTTATAGTTATGTCCGCTTATCATCAAGCGCCTGTTATACTTAATCTTCGTTTTGAGTTGCTTCGGAACAATCATATAGAGCGATGGGTGGATGTTTAGCTTTACCTGTCTATGTATGCAGGTCACATGCTCGTCCTGTAAGAGCTTCCGATGATAGAGGTATTCTTCTCTACTATCATATTCAGTACCATCAGGAGACAGGTACTTATGTTGCATTACTCTTACCGCCATCCTCGTCTTTCTTCTGAAGGGTTAGATACCAGAGCTAAGTATGCGCTTGATCCGAAGCGTTGCCATAGCTTAGTCTCAAACTGCACAAGATACTCACCCTCTCTTACGATAGGTAAGCCAAATGTGCTTTCAGGGCGAAGGTAACAGATTATTTCTCCAGTATCTTCGTCACGTTCAATCTTTCGTATGCAGTCGAGAGCTTCAAGCTTCCCGATATTCTGCTTTTCTATCTTTATATGTTGTATTGCTTTCATATCTATTTTTTTAAAAAGGGGCAGGGAGGATTTAACCGCCCTTACCCCACGAAGAAAATAATCTAAATAAAAACAGCTCTATCTTCACAGACTGAGCTGTCTGCACTAAAATCGATGAAAAAATCTTTTACAATGAGTATATATTATATTAAAAATGAGAAATCTTTTAAGAGCAGTCCGACTTTCACAAGCAGGACTGTGCAGATTCACGAACTAATTTACTATGAAGATAAGTAAATATCCATGGGTTTTATTTAACAATACTAATTTTACGTTGGTCTTTGATAAAACTCCCCATCTTCACAGACAGGGAGAAATTCAAAATGTAATAGTACTCTTCGCCAAGAGTCAACTCACGAACGAAATTAAAATTTCATCTTTAATTGTGGCGGTGGTAGGACTCGAACCTACGACCTTCAGATTATGACTCTGATAAGCTACCGACTGCTCCACACCGCTGTTTTACATCTCTCGGCTTTCACAAGTGGAAAGATGTGCTTAACCATAAACTAAGATTATTACAACAATCGAATATATAATTATGAATATTTTTCTAACAAAACTCTCCCTATTTTCACAAACCGAGAGAGACAACCAAATGAAAAAAATAAAAAATAATTTGGTAACACGGAAGGCCTCGAACCTCCAACTGACGTGAAAACACATCGTTTTTCCAATTAAACTACGTGCTACTTTATATGAATTAAAGTCTTTTGCTTTCATACGACTTGTAGAGTAATCTCTACAACCAGACTGCATATTGCGCTTACACCTATATTATATATAGTGAGCTTCGTGTTTTCCTACTCTTGCTACGACAATTCTTCGTTCCGTAGTAGTCAGCAAGGCAAAGCGTAAGGCAATGTCAGAATAACTGGATTTTCGTAATGCTTGCGTCCTTTTCGCAGGTCACGGCATTCAGTATGCTCTCTGCTACTTCCTTTACAAGCTTACTATTCTGTGTCAACACCATGTCAAAGAACTCCTCCTCTTTCATTTTGCGGAAGCTGTAGGATTTGAACCTACGAAACGCTTTCACGTTTGCTTCATTAGCAATGAAGTGCAATCGACCAACTCTGCCAAGCTTCCAAACTTTATACAAACTTCAGATGGACTCGAACCACCACCGCCAGGGAAAGAACCTGGGATGCTACCAATTACACCATAAAGTTGTTTTAACTTGTCACCCCAGAAGGAATCGAACCTTCGCTAACAGATCCAAAATCTGCTGTACTACCATTATACTATAAGGCGATTTAAGTTCGGGAGGTAGGACTCGAACCTACGAAGCCATCAGACAGCGGATTTACAGTCCACCCTCGTTGCCACTGGAGCACTCCCGAATTTTCAAGTGGAGCCTCATGGAATCGAACCACGTTCTCAGGATTTTCAGTCCTGCGCATACACCAAGTCTGCCAAAGCTCCGTTTGAGTGCTCAGAAAAAAAAAGAAATTTCGATTAAAGGCTTCTGAACACTCATCCTCTTCGCTAAGAGGTGTGCAATCGATCCAGTCTTCACAGACTCACAATTAAAAGCATTCTATTAACTCCTATTAAACATTTGAAAATATCAGTAACTATTTGAAACCTAATATACTTTGTTTGCTTCAAGGAGATGGTCTACATCTTCCTTCAGATAGAATGCTGTATTCTTTATCATCGAATGTGGCAGCATTCCTTCTTTTCTAAGGTCGTGAACGTAGCCAGTACTCATACCGAGATACTTAGCGACCTCTTTGGTTGAGAGCCAAATCTTTTCAACCGATTCAACCATTGCTTTCTTGCGTGGCATAAGCTTAGTCGTTTCTGTTATTCACATTCTTAACCATTTTAGACACGATGTAAAACATCTTACCGAGGAAACCATGCTTTTCTGCGATGTCGAGATTACTTTGCGATTTTTTCTCCTTGTAACTATTAATGCTTATGTTGTAAGCATAATATAGATTGTTATAGATGTCGTGCCAAATATCTTTTTGGGAAGTATTTGTCGCAGCAGCGTATTGATTAACAAGCCTGCGTATCTTGTTGCGCATTGTAATCTCAGGAACTTTATTCTCGGAGACCTCAGCTTCAAGCAAGAGTTTTCCATTTTCAACACGCTCCTCGTCTATCTTGTCAAGTCTTTGTTCAACTTTCTGTAGGCGATGTTCTTGCTCTACCATAAGCTTACATTGTTCAAGAAGCATTTCAGCTTGACTCTTTGGCTTTGTCTGCTCTTTGATAATAGCTTCCATCTTGTTGAAAGCTTTAATGTATTCAAGTTTGAACTGCATTGCCTTCTTCCCAGTGAAACCCATCGCCAACAAGGTAAATCCATCACGGTTCATTAAGAACATTGTATAAGCCTGTCTATTTTGCTCATTAATATAGGTTGCTTCCTCGAACATTGGGGTCTCGTCATTTTTGAGGACACCCCCTTGGATAAGGTTTCTAATATCCCTAAGCACATTATCGTGCGACTTACCAAACTTTTCAGCAATCAACAAGCTACTTGTTACCGCTTGGTCGTTTGCACCACGGAAAACAATATCCTCCAT